CGGTTACGGCGAGCGGAGGCAACGCGAGCGGCCAGGCGGTCAGAAAGTTTGGCAGTCATGGTGGTTTGGCTGACTGAACTCAGTTTAGCCTACGGGCGGCCCGTTGCCGGGCCCGTGAGGTCACTTTGTGAATTGACCTTGAGAAGGCACCCTCAGGTGTTCTCCTCCAGGCAGCCGTTAAACGTTTCAAAGTGCGTGTCCGTGATGAGGTCCTGGAAACGGGCAACTCCAGCGTCCTCCAGGCAAACGGAAACGGTTTCAACGCGACTCCAGCCGAAGCCAGGAACCGGAACCATGAGGCCGTTGTCAACGGCTCGGTGCTCCAGGTTATAGCGGCACTGAGACCAGGCGGGGCCAGCGCAGCGACCTTGAGTCAGCTCCACGAGCCGGTCGCAGGCGGCATAGTTGCCAAGCTCACAGAGCTCGCCCAGGTGCTCGGCTTCCGGCGTGTCGTAGCTGGTTGGTGTGGCGCTGACGGGAAGGGCGGCCAGGGTGAGGGCGGCCAGGGCGGAAAGGAAAGCGTTCATGGTAGTTTGGGTGAACTGGAGTCAGCTTAGCCGAAGGGCGGGCCGGTGGAGGCCCGGCAAGGTCAGTTTGCGAAGCGGCCCCAGGGCGGTGAGCCCCGGGGCGGGCGGGCGGTCAGGCGGCCATCCAGTAGCAGACGTCGCGCTCCCCGTTACCAATTTCGGCGTTGTTCGCGTAGAAGGTTTCCACGATCTGGGTGACCGGGCAAACTTCCTCGGCGATACGCTTGCGGGCGATGAAGGTGCATTCCTGGGCCAGCTGGTTGAAGTCGTGCAGGCCCCCCTCATAGCCGAAGAACCCGTCGTCGTTGAGAAGCTCAGCGTGGAGGCGGATGGCAGCCTGGAGGCCCAGTTGCTCGAAGTGAAGGTCGTTCATGGTGGTTTGGTTGAACTGGAGTCAGCTTAGCGTGAGGGCGGCCCGGGTGAGGGGCCGCCAGGGTCACTTTGTGAATTGACCTTAAGAAGCCAGCTGGGGCCAAAGGGCGGCTGCAATCTTATCAGCGGCCCCGTTCAGGTCATCGCGGACAATGAGCCGGAGCAGCTCGGCTCCATCGGCCGTTTGGTGTATCTCGCGGATCATTTCCGGGAGCCAGTAATCTCGCTTGATCTCGCCGGCAACTGCCAGCAGCTGGGCTTGGGTGTAAGTGGCCTGAGTCACGGTGGTTTGGCTGACTGAACGAAGCTTAGCCGGAGGGCGGGCGGCCCGAGGGCCAGCCAGGGTCACTTTCTCAGCTGACTACCTCGTTCCAGCCTTCGAACATAGCCCGGGCATAGCCGACGGTTTCCAGGTCCAGGCGACCGTCGTCGGCTGCGTGGATCTCGTAGAATTCAATCACACCAGCCACGTCCAGGTCGGGGAAAGCCTCTACGATAGCCGCCATCTCCTCTATCAGCTCGTTGAGGAGCTCGATGGAGTCGGAGCCGTAGCCGTTACGGGTGAGCTTGGTATTGAACTGGCAAGCGGCGTCGATGGCTCGGTAGGCAATTTGGCCGTCAGTCATGGGTCGTGGGGGGTGAACTGAAGGTAGTTTAGTGTGGGGGCGGCCCAGGTGAGGGGCCGCCGGGTCACTATTAGGGCTGACCTCAGACGCTAGGGGAAACCTCGATTTCCTTCACGTTGAGACCGCACAATTGATTGTAAACACGATTGGCAATGAAGTCGCAGGCTCGTGCCTTGCGGCTTTCCTCGTACCAGATTGTAACGCAGCCGTCGAAAGTTTCAACTCGGACGCGGAATTTGGGGGAAGCCATGTCGGTTGGTTTGACTGAAGGTAGTTTAGCGGGCCCCGGCCGAAACCGGGGCTGATGGAAGTCAGTTTGCCATCTGAACGGACCAGTGCAGCTCGTAGAGAGCGCGCAAGGTTTCCCGCTCACGGTCGATGCGGTAGTACGCCCAGCTGAAGTGCTCGTTGGGGCGGAGAGCCTTGATTCGGGCGGCGGAGCAACGCATGGCGTTCTCGGCCCAGCTGTGGTTTGTGGTTGTTGGCATGGTAGTTTGGGTGAACTGAAAGTATTATAGCGTGGCCCCGAGGGAAACGGGGCAGTTTAGGGTCAGTTGCTGTGCTGGAACTCGGCCAACGTGTAATAAAGCCAGTCGGCGGCCCGGGCAACCCAACGACTGGCTGTCGGTTGGAAGGTTATGCCAGCGTCGTAAACCCATTGGATCGCCCATTCTACTTTCTCTACGAACAGCTCAAAGTGAAGGGTGATTGAATCGCCGTGCTCCTGCCAGAAACGCTTGGCGTGCTTCCACGTGAAGAGGGAGACAGCAACGGTGATGGCGGCAACGGTTGCGGCCAGCATGACAAGCTGGGAGGCCAGCTTGCGGTAGTTGATGCCAGCGAGGAAAGCAAGCAGGGCATCAGCGGGAGGAAAAGAAGCGGTGAATTTCATTGTTCTGAAGGGGGGGAAGGTTTCGGGGCCGGGAGTGTGAAGAGGGTACTCAACCGGCCCATGAACCCATTATAGCCCCTTTGCCGCCCGTCTGAGGGTAACTAGGGTCAGTTCCTCAACTGACTGCATCCACGGGGGCCGGAATCTCGCGCCATTCTTCCTGGAGTTCGCGAGCGAGCACGCGGCAGTTTGAACTGCGATAAACGCTGGCAGTGAGCCAGTAAGGGTAGCCGTAAGCTGGGCCAGTGTACTCATTGCAGCCAAGCTGGTAGTCCCAGTTGCCGTCAGGATCAACTCCAAGGGTCAGTGACAGGCCAGCCTCCTCATCAAACTCGGAAGCCCGGTCGTCATCGCAGATTTGCTCCTTGACGGCCCGGATCAGGCTGTAAAGCTCGGAGATAGTTGCAGTTGCCATGGTGGTTGTTTGGTTGAACTGAACTTAGTTTAGTGTAGAACGGGCGGCTTTCGGGCGGCCCGCAGTCAGCTCTGGGACTGACCCTCAGAGCATTTCCAGGAGGCGGAGCAGGGAGGTGATTTGGACGGGAGTCTGCCAGCCTAAGACTTCCTCAAGCTGGTAGCCATTGGGGCGGTAGACGGCCACTTCGTAAGTATCTTGGGTGTTTACACCAAGCAGGCCGTAGCCGTCGGGGCCGGTCACAACGGAGATCCCCCAGTCATTCTCAAAGAAGTGAACGGCCTGGGAGCATTCGCGTAGGCCAGGGTGGTCCTCGAAATGCAAATCAGAGAAGTTCATTGCCGGAATGAGTGACTGAGGGAAGTTTAGCGCGGAGGGCGGCCCGGAGGCCGCCAGCAGGGTCAGTCTTGGAACTGGACTTCTTCCGCCTTCATCATGCGAAGCGCCGAGTAGAAGGTACGACGCTCGCCGCGCCAACGCTCCAGGTTATGAGCGTTCTCGGTCATGCGTTTCCGGGCTTGGCTGGCAATGTTAAACCAGTTTAGCCCGGTGACACTGTAGGAAGGCTCGTAGGCTATTTGAAACTCGCCGGGGACGGACCCAGCTTCGTACTCTGGCAGCCCCTCATACTTCATGTGGTAAGTTTGGTGGAAAGTCCGGGAGTAGTTGTTCATGGTGGTTTGAATGAACTGGAGTCAGCTTAGCGTGGGGCGAGCCACCCTGAGGCAGCCCGCAGTCAGTCTTCGAAGCGGCCCCAGGGCGGAAAGCCCCAGGGCCAGCGACAATCAGGCAGCAGCAGCTTCGAGCAGGACCGACATAGCTCGCTGAGCCACGTTGGCGCCTTTGCCAAAGTTTGCGTACTGGAACTTGCCAGAGGCAGTCTTGCGGGATTGGTTGCTGTTGTAGTCAGTCACGGCATTGAAGGCATCGTACATAGTGCGACCCTCGTTGCCAGCGCCATCGTAAAACAGCTTGTTCAGCTGATCCACGAACGACTCACGCATCTCAGCCACAGGACGCTGGTAGATTTCCTCCAGCACGTTCTTAAACTGAGTTTGGGTGCAACGGGCGGCTGCCAGCTCTTCCGCGTAACGGCTGTAGGTAGCCATGGCCCCGTTGACGTAGTTGAGGATGGCTTCTGAAGCCAAGATCCGTTGGTTCACGCCAAGAGAATGACGAAACTTCTCGCCGATTTGCTGGTAGCTCATGGCAAAAGTATTGCCGCAGATTACCCTCACGTTGCTCGGCCCAATCGCAACCGAACTGTTGCCAGTGTGACCGTTTAGCAGGGTGATGAAACCCTTATAAGTTTCGCCGAGTACTTGGTACTCCTCGCAGATTTGGGCTTGAGCGAACACCTTGCTGCCGTTATTCAGGTAGCCGATGTTCTTCATCTCGAGCAACCCTTCGTCTACCATGGGCTGAATGAGACCAAGCAGGTCGCGGTTCTGAACCGTTTCGTAGTTGGGGCTGACCGTACCAAGGAAAGTGCCAGTGTCATCACGGACGACCGCAACACGTTCGTCTACTTGGACGCTGGCTCCGTCGTTACCGACAAAGGACAAGGGACGGTGAGAAACAGTCCAGTTGAGGTCGTTGGTGATTGCGAAGGTGGGGAGAGCCATTGGAGTTGTTTGGAGGGTGAACCGGGGTTTCTTCCCCGTTGAGTTAAATATAGCTTATTTCTAGGGTGATGTAAATGCCCCAGGGTCACTTTGCAGATTGACTCTTTGGGGCCCGAAACTGGTACCATTCATCTTGAGTAACGTTAAATGCGGTGAGTTTGCCAGTAAGGAAGCATGCTGTGTCGATGCAGAGGGCATCCTTCACTTCATAGGGTTGCGAACCGCGTGGAGTGTGGCCGAAGACAGCTTGCTTGAGATGAGGAGCCCACTTCTCAAACTGAGGCCCCTTCTTTAGGAAGGAACCGCGATTCCACACAAACTCTTCGCGGAGGTCGTGGCTAACCATATACTCTCCGGGATCAATACCAGGAAAGCAACCGGCGTGGGAGAAGAAAGTTTCGCCGCTTGTCGCGTAGTAAGGAAGGGACCGGATCCAGGGGGCAAACTTTGCCAGTTTATCGAAATTGGCAACGTCACCGCCATTGTAAACCCAGTCGCCCATACCGTAGCCGTCGACGGCGTTAAGCAGCATCATCTCATGGTTGCCAATTAGGGCCGTGCAGCAGAGAATGCCGTATTTCTTCGGGTCTTCGCAAAGAGCCTTGACGAGACGAAGCACTTTCAGGTCATCGCCTGGTTGCTTGGCCCGGTCAATCATGTCGCCTAAAATGAATACCCTGGCGCCAGAGTTCTTCACCCATGCGACAAATTTGCGTAAGGCACCAATTTGACCGTGGATGTCTGAGATAGCAATAACATCGCCGGGGGCGGGCTTGGGTGGTTGTTTCATGGCCGTTGTTTCGGTATGAGGGAACTATAGCGTGCTTGGGGCCAACAGCAAAGGGCGGGTAACCGCCCTGTTTCCATTTATTGGAGGTAGTAGGGGGGCCGCCTCCCATGCCGGTGGTCACGTTCCTGCCGCATGGCGCGAAAGAGCCAATAGCAAGCAGCGGGGAGCCCGAGGGCGGGGATTGAACCGGCTGAACTGATGCTAGCAACAAGTTGGAAGGCAAGCAGGGAAACTGGGATGATGCTGGCTAGGATCAGGCAGAGGAGAACCAAGGAAAGCAGCGAACGGCGCATTTGCTGGCTGGATGGTTGCGGTAGGTGAGACTACTATAGCCGTGGCGCAATTAGTATGAGCTTCTGAAGTAATAATCGCCGACGCGGTCAACCTCTTGGTCCAGTAGGTACTCGGAGGTAGCCTCCCAGTCGATGACAATCCGGTAATCCAGCCGATCTAACTCGCAGGTACACTCGGTAAAGTACTCCTCGGCCATGTTGCGAGGGTTAAGGTACTCGCCGATGTAGGCTGCCTCGAAGTGCTCCAGGTCGGAGAGACCGGCGTGGCTGATCCAAGCTTCGACGGCAGGGAAAGTGTACTCTTCGCCGAGCTCAATGTATTCTTCGTAGTACTCAACGAAATCACTCTCGGAGTATTCGTCGATGAAGATAAGAGCGTCCTCCAGGCAGTAAGCACCGCCCTCGCCGTCTTCACCGCAAAGCTCTTCGAGCACGGTGATGGTCTCAGGAGCGAGGGTCTCGCGATAGTTTGCTGTCAGGGTGATTGGCATGGTCCCGAGTGGTTGGGGATGAATGTAGTTTAACGTGAACTAGGAACAAACCAAAGAGGCAAGGTCACTTGCTAAACCGACCTTCTCGATGTTTACAGGCGCGTCGAAGATCCTGCGAGTGGTACTAAGCTTGTAGACAACTCCGTCAACGACAAGCATTTCATCACGATAATCGCATTCTTTTGCCATATCGTACAGTTTGTGTTCTTGCTCCCCGACTTTCCTCCTCAAGTCTTCGAGGCGAGCCTGTTGCTTGAAGAGTGTCAGTGGCGTTGGCGGTTGCTTCTTGGTCTTTGACATTGCTGTTTCTTGGGTTGATGTTTCTTAGACTGCTCGCAGGCCGTCAGTCAAAGAGGTCGCTGTCGGCGAGGGAAACCATGTTGGCTACCGTGTTAAAATCGGCCATTTCCTCCGGAGTAGCAACTTCTTCGAGTTTCAGGGCCAATTTGGCATCGCTGTAGTCCTCGAGCATGTTGCGGTATACTCGATAGAAGAAATGCTGTAAGTCTTGGGGTGTCATGGCAGCCAGCTCTCGCTCGGTAATGAGATCGATGGCAGCATTGCGCAAAGAAGTGGAAAGAGGTTTTACCGAGATCATGGGGGGGCTTTGACTGAGGTTACTATAGCGTGCTGCCTTCCGGTGGCAAAGGGCGGGAAACCGCCCACGTCTCCTTCAGGGCCGACAAGGTTTTTTGAAGGTCCTCAATTTGTTTAGCGCGAAACTCGTGGTCGAATTTACAGTATTCTCCGAGTTCTTCGCTCTCAAGTTGGAACTCGATGCAATTGGCAAGGAATTTTAGTCGCCACAGTGCGCGATGCTCGATTTTTCTTTGGTTTTTCATCAAGGTTAGCGTGATTGAAGGAATTATAGGGAGTGAGGCCAAAGGTAACCGCGTTGCGGCGTCCGGGTAAACGCAACCTCCAACACCTAAATTATTTTGAGAGTTTCTAAAAAAAAAACTCAAAAGTTTTTTGAAACTTTGCGAGTGGTCACATGGGAGTTGTAACCTGTTAGTTGCCATACGCCGCAACGCGGTTACCTTTGTGGTGCAACCACCACCTTACTAACCTTTCCGTTTTTCTTAACAGCTTTCCACACCCACCCTCTTTCCTCCAGCCTTTTCTTCACTGTGCGATATACTTTACTGTTAGCTTCCATGCCCAAACTGATGGGAATTTCAATTGCAGGAACGGTCCCATCTTCCCTAACCAACTCCCACAACTTTCGCTCAACTTCGGTTATTTCGTGCTCCGCGTCAGTAACGGGAAAGTTTATCTTGATTGAGGAAATTTCTCCGATATCAAAAATCCTTTCCCATAAATCTCTCCCCTTCACTAAATTTCTCCGACGTCCCGGCTCGAACTTGACGCCAGCATTCGGAAACAGTTCAACAGCAATTGTGAGAAGATATTTCTGCTCACCGGGATAAGGATTCTTCTCAACCGTTTCCGCCAAGTCCCGAACCAATTCCTCAACAACCAGCAAAGCGTCATTATACGCAATACGCTCAGCCAACGCATCAGCGTCGGGAGCGTGCCACTCTTTATCCTTGCGGTAATCCTTATATGTCTCAATCGCAAATTTCTTACGAAGCAGCCAATGCTGATTCTGGACTCCCAACCAACCCAAGAATTTCGTCAAGGTACTCACGAGCCAATCGAGAGTAGTACTGAGCGAGGCGGAAGTCGTCTTGGTCATGATAAGCTCTTGCCAGAGTCAGGCAATGCTCGAGAATCATGACTTTACGCCGGTAAGCGTCTTTGTCAATCATTGCCATAATGTAATTTGGGGAACCGAAGTAGTGCTCCCAAGGGCCATTATGAAACCCAACACTACTCCGGCGTTGACTGTATTATACCCAGTGACGGTTAGTGTAAACCCCTCAAGCCGAAACCTTGCTCAACAACTTTCACTGGATAGTTCTCTCGCAAGTTACGCATCCTTGTTCGCATGCCTTTCCGCCAAGAAGCATTCTGGTTGCTGCGATTGGCATTTCTCTCATCGAGAAGTTCTTCGTCAGCACTCAGAAAGTAAACAAGAACATTACCGCACTCACTATAGAAAAAATCAAAGAACTTGCTGTTTGAGAACCGCTCGCCTTCCCAATAGAAGGTCCAGGTATCGTAATCAGAGTCCAGGTTCTTGGCAGCCAGCCACTCGCGATACTTGGGGCCACATCCCTTGGAAAGCCGGTCAGTGCCCGAGAACACCTGATCGTCGTAGATTCCGGCTACGATCACTTTATCCTGATTGTAGCGAGTGTAAGTAACCAGCCCCTCCTTGACAACTTCCTTGGGTCCCAAGCCAGCCAGAAAATCACGCATAACCGTGCTCTTTCCCGCAGCTGGCTCTCCAATCAATCCGATAATCTTCATTTCTCAGTCAGTTCGTGAACAAGGTGAACAACTTTAACTTCAGGCACCATGCTTTCGATAATGGCTTTCTGAATCGGGTCATCCTCAAAGAATAGCTCGATCCTACTAAACTTAAGCAACTCACGCAAGGTAATAGCCTTGTGGTAGCCGGAAATTTCGCGAGTGCGTAGGGCAACCGGAACCTGGCTGAAATAAATCCGGTTCTTGATACCAAAGTGATCACACCAGGATTCTGTCTTTGCCTGCTCCTGAAAGGAGCGCCCGGTAATGATCACATCATCAGGCCCAGGGTAAACCCCCGGGCTATCATTACCAAAATAAACGACGCCGTCGAAGTCGAAGGCATTGATAGTTCTCATAGGGAAAGCCCAGGGGGGAAGGTACACGGATCAGATAGTGGAAGGAGTCTTGCCGGAGAGGAAGGTGTTTCGAGCCTTCATTCCGTCGAAATCCCGAGCAGCAAACGCTTCGCACTCGGCCTTGGCGTCAGCATACATCATCTGCTGAGGGGGAGTCTTCTGAGTCCATGCGCTCGGCCCACGCAGGGCACCCACAATACCTTCCTCCTTAGCAACCTTCAAGTATCGAATAGCATCAATCACCACACCAGCCGAGTTTTCCGAGTCCTGCACCGAAAGCTTCGCGTCAATCTCGATAGGAGCGCCACCAAAACCCTCCAGCTCGATCTTAAAGTAGGCTACTTTGTTATCCTTCAGGTGAGGGATAAAGGTGGAAGGGCCGGCGAACAGAGCATCATCATCCACGGGAATACCTCGGATGTCATTTTGAGCCCGAATAACATTCTCTTTCGAGATTTTCTTGGAAGCAAGTCGCTCCTGGTTCATCATATTGCCAAAGTCGGTGTTACCGCCAACGTTCAGCTGTTGGTGATAGCGTACAACGGCACCGCGATCAAACGCAAGTTCCTGCAGAACCTGTGACATAACCGAAGCCCCTACCTGGGAACGCATGTCGTCGCCCACAATCGGCAGCCCCGCGTCAATAAACCGTTTCTCCCACACAGGGTCACTGGCGATAAACACCGGGATGCAATTCAGGAAGGAAACGCCAGCGTTCAGGCAGCACTCAGCCAGGTACTCGGTGGCAATCTGGCTACCCACCGGCAGGTAATTCAGCAGGATATCTGCCCCCGAATCACGCAAAACCTGAGCAACATCCACCGGCTCTTCGTTTGAGATCCGGAAACCGTGCCGCTCAGGGTACTCCAGCATATGTTGGCTTACCCCGTCGTAAACGGGAGCCATCTGCACCACGGGCCCCATCGGCACATTCGGACAGAACACCCGAGCACAGTTGGGAGCGGCAAAGATGGCCTCGCCCAGAGGACGGCCAACCTTGCGACGATCCACATCGAAAGCAGCAACAAACTCGATGTCGGCAGGATGATAGCCTCCGATACGGGCAAACATCACGCCAGGAATATTATCCTCTTCGTGATCTTTGTAGAAATTAACTCCTTGGACGAGAGCCGACGCGCAGTTACCAACGCCGGCAATCGCCACTTTGATTTTCTTAGACATAAACCCTGACATTTCAGTTTTGAACAAGCAGACATTGGTCCGGGTAGGAGTAGGTCTGCTGCCAACATTATAGAACAGGGGCCGGCAGTGTAAAGTTGGCTGCATAGGTCAGTTCAGGGACTGACAATTTGTCATCTGCCCAAAATTCCTTCAGCAGTCCCTCATTGGGATCCAGACCCAGTACCTCATGAACATTGGGCATATCGTCAAAGCAATCATTCATGTTAATCATCATGCCGGTTCTACCAAAGATAGCGTTATGCCAAGGGACAATTTGCTTGCCCTGGGTGTTTCCAGGCAGGGAGCGAGCAGCTTCGCGGTACTTAGACCAGTCAATTTCAGGCCAATTTTGGGCATAGTAGAGATACCACTGAGCATGATCTCCCGAGGAATGCCCAGCATACTCCTTGGAGGCCTTTTCATTGAAAAGCCGCTTGTACATGCACCAGATTGTCTCGCACCGGAAACTATCAACTTTCTTACCGAGATACTTCTGACCCAGCTCGCAATAATCGTGCACCGTGCTTTGAAACCATTCAATGTCCCGTTTCGACGGTTTATAATCACCGTATTTCCCGACCATTTTCTGGGGCACATTTTCTAACGCACAGAGGCCATTCCAGATTGATTGCATCGAGCTATCATTGTGCGGCCCATAACCATCCAGGATTGGAGTTCCTAAGTCAATCGGCAAATCAGCGAGATCGTGCAAAGCTTGCATCGCCAACCAGGAAGTCATGCGACCATACTTATATAAGCTAGAAATTTCCTCGAAAAGAGCGTAGAAATTCTTCTTCTGAGAGCTGTGCCTCACAATACCACTGATTTTTTCTGTCAAAGTTTTGTTGCCAATCCACTCTTTCACCGATTGACATTGGCGAACAAAGTGACCCTTGTTGTACCGGGCATCCGACCCGTAAGTTGTGCGGCGCCAATTATCTGCGTGCCAAGTTTCAATATCTTCGATGGAAGTATTGTGAATATAAGGGAAAGTTTGCGTATACGCCCAACTTTGGCACGTGCGGTAAGTCATTCCGAAGACCATACCAAACCATAACCGTTGCTCCAGGTCATAATCCTTGCATACGGTTCGCATCCAGTGCCTCTGATCTAAATCCTCGTGGGTAACACGCCAAGCAAAATACCGGAGAAACAGCTCTTTCCTGTTCTCCGGCAACCGGTAATCTTTTTGAGTGGGGTTCTTCTCGTACGCTTTCAATTTGCTTTCCGCATAGGCGGGAATGTGCGTGGAAAATCTAGCCATAATAGGGTCACGTTGCCGTAACCCTAACATAACATTTTGCTGAAAGCGTAAATGATTGACTATCAGCCGTTCACAAGTTGAGGCTGGCGAATGACAACTTCCATCTCATCCGGTTCTCCCTTGATGTTCGTGTTGGAGCATCGGGTGTAATCATAATTGCCACTCTCGGCCCGCATCTTCTTGTAGTCTTCCCAGTAGACACTGTTCCACATCCCCGGGAACGAGCCAGCCCACTTTTTCTCCCCTGTCCCAAGCTCAGGATAGTTCTCTACCACATACGGTAGAAACTCTCGACGGCAAGTTTCGCACTCCAAGGTATCAAGCTTAATAACCGAGTCTCGGGAATAGAACACATAGGTAATACTCTCAGCATCGGCGGAAGCGTTCTTCATAGCAGTCATGCTGTGCGGCACCGACTGGTTGTCCCCAATGAAGAGGTCGCCTGTGCGCAACCTGAACGCCAGGCGGAGGGGATGCATAATAAAGTCGAAACCTTCGAACTTTCCTGAGTCCAATGCAGTCAGCACCGCAATACCTCCCTCGGCATTATTTCCGTCACGGTGCACCGCAACTTGGAAGTTGTAATTGATGGTCAGCGACGTGAACGACGTTCCGAAAAGGTTGTACCGTTCATCTTTAACTTGCTCGAAGCGATCGTGCAACACTTGCCACCGCTCAGGCATATGTTGCTTTAAGAGGGTATCCACTTCGTGATAAAACCCTTTCTGCGCTTCAAAGTCTTCGTAACGGTCCATCGTTGGCTTTGTTAGTCGACCAAAGGGAGTGCGGCCCGAACGATCAATCGTGCCGAAGACAGCAGAATATGCCCGATTTCCCCGAGGTTGCGTTGTCACATATCTCTTCTTCGCATCTTTCGCCGCTTTCACCTTATCCGGGGCCACCGCCCACACAGTTCGCAGCCAGTTTTCAAACCATGCCAGTTTTGCCTCATTCCTCTTCGCAATCGCCTCTTTCCTGTCTTCAGGCAACGTACTCTTCTTACGAACAAGGCTGTCCCATTTTTCGATCTCCTCGAGATCTACCAGGCCATCTTCCTCCGTCTTACCAACATAGAAGGTGGTTGTTGTTGGTTGGCTATCCTCGGTCATCTCCAGAGCTTCTTCCAACGTGAGTTCTTTCTTGATTGCCAAGGCAAAGAATTTCCGCTGGCCTTCGGTGACCCGGATCTCGGGATTCGTGTTGATAACTTTGCCAGCGGCTGCTCCACGTTGATCACTCATAAGTGAGCGAGAGGCCCATTTCCAGTACTGATACGTCTTAGAATCAGGAGTGAGGCCAACAAGTGATTGGACAGCGGCTTTCCGAAAGACAATAGCGAGGGAACCATCGGGAAGATAAACATCGCAGTCTTCGTCGATAACCTCATCATAGTCTTTCTCTGTAGGAAACCGACCGAGAAGCGAACTATCTGGCTCCTCGTGCAGCTTCTCGATAAAAATTTGGCGTACCATAGTCGTTTATTAACTCAGTAGATTTGTACCCACTTGCTGCTTCCTAGCAGCTTGCGCTAAGCATAGCTTGTGAATCAGTTCGTAAAATCCGAAAGGTCAATGTAAGGATTTTTCTTCATCGCTCGCCACCCCTTGTGCGTTTTATTCGGTTGGAGTCCCGTCTGCGTCATGTGGGACTGATCCAGTCCATGTTCACGACAGAAAGCCCTGAGGCTGAAAATCTCATATACCGTGCCATCCGGAGCATAAACGTACCAATGACAGCCGTTTGTCCTATTGGCTCGCTTGGCGTTTTCTGGTGATTTCCTGAAAGCTACCATTTCATCAGTAAACTGCCCGGTTTTGTTTTTCTTTTGACGGTTCACACTGCTGCACAGGGCCTCGTAATTCTTCTTATTCAGCTTCTCCCTCTTTGCTAACTTAAAGAGACGTTTCCTTACCACCCGTTCAAGCAGACTGCGTTTGCCCCCTAACCTGTTAGGTTCTCTCTTCCGCCATTCCTTTACTAGCTCAACAAATTGTTGCCGGAGTCTTTTGTCTTTAGGGAACAGAGACCATTCCAGATATAGCAGGCAAACTTGCTTACGGTAACTTAGTTGGTTACGCTCTTTCCGAGGGTACTTCGAACGCAAATGAAAGACTGTGTCGGGCAGCATTCGAAATTTCTTACCTGGCGATTTCATCTTACAAATAACCCCACAATGTTTACGCACTGCATAAAAGCAACCATGCCAATTACATCCCACATTTTAGTCTGAATGAAGAATGGAACGGACAGGAAACTGCTGAGAATAATTATACTCAGTCCTACTTCCCTGGAGACAAACAACAGGGCGATTTGGCCAGCAATCAGGCCGATGTTTGACGCAATTCGCAACGTGCGGTTGTTTACCATGGCTTAATCCTCGTGATAACCAATCACCGTGTAACCTTGCTTGCGAAGTTCATCCAACGAGCGCTTACCCCAAGGTACGTGTCTCCACTCGGTGTTCCCGCCGTAACTTAACAAGTGAACCCACATGTATCGCATTGGTTGTCAGAGAAAGGACACCGAGGAGAACCCTTCATTACCTATACCCTGCTTACTCCCGGCCAACTCCTCGTGCATCCTTCGGATAACATGCTCGGGCACCTGGCGGGACCGTTGCCTATTTTGCTGCAGACAGACTGCTAAGGGTCGGTCCACAACGATTGCGTGAATGTCCGTGTAACCGTAAGACCGCAGCAACGTCAGCGTCTCAGCCCGATAATCCGGGCGGCAATGAGTGCCGTCAACCACAATACTACGATAACAGTTCTCAGCAACCAGCTCGTCCATACGACTCCATATTTCATCCCATGATCCCTGAATCGAGGCGTCCCCGTAAAATTCAGAGCGAATGTCGTCACCGGAGATAATAACAGCATGGTGTTCTTTTGCCAGTTTACGAGAATGGGTGGTTTTGCCGGCTCCCGGGGGGCCGACCATCACAAACGCTTGGGTCATTGGTTTTTGAAGAAACGGTAGGAGTCGAGCCAATCTTGCAGGCTGTCATCCTCGATAACTACTTTTGAAAGGTAGTCTTCAATAACAAAGGCAGCCTCATTGAGATCCATCTCAGTGGGATTAACAGGCCACTGGTAGTGAATCCCTGGGTGCTTCTTCAGGGTCGTACGCAAACCATCGAGCAACTTCGAGAAACTCTTCATCGGAAGCAAGCAGTTAAGGGACTATACCCCCGAAGCAAAAAGCCGGCCCTTGCGAGCCGGCTGCTTTTCAACGTTGCTGCGTTCAGAAGCAACGCTTATCTGCAAACGCGCGAGCAAGCAGATAGTTACCTGCGAGGACCATGCGATCCAGGGCTTCAGCGTCTACACGATTAATGGAACGTTTGTGGATGATGCGATTGGTTTCTTCCAGAAGAACCGCAAGATTTGAAGCATTGTTAACCTTGCTAATTTGGGAAGCCCGGCTCACAGGAACCAGGTGGCAAACATTCCGCTTGCGGCCATCAACACTTTCTAGCTGCATTGCGACCTCGCTCATACGGGCGATTTGAACCAGCTCAGGGGCTGAGTTGTGCTCGACGAATTTGTGCAGCTTGCGATAAGGCTCGTTCGGGTTACCGTTGCAATGACGGCCAAGGCGAACAACAAGGCTGTCGCCATATGCACTAACTTTGGAGAACTCTTGAGAAGCTTTGCGCATCTTGCTGAAGTTGCGGGCTTGCTGAGCCTGAGCTTTGGAGTTAAGCATCGTTCGGTTTGAGAAAGAAAGTTGTTTTTGGCCGAGTGAACCACCCGGTTGAGCTAACTATAGCTTGCTGGGCGGAGTGAGGAAACCCTTGAAGAGGTAGGGTTAACCGCCCTTTTCCTCCAGATGTTCGTTACCACAGTCCAAGAAGTAATGCCACTGCTGTGAGGGGTCAGTGTAGCGAACGATCGCACAGGTGCCGTAGTGGTCGACAACCTTAAACTTTTCCCGAGGTTTCTCATCAAAGGTGCCGAAGAAGGCAACAAACATTAGCAACCCTGCCACAACTGCACCAGCGAAGGCAGTCCCACGGGCAAATTTATTAAAGGCTTCCTTGTCAGTCATTGCGTGAATTTGCGCCGTGGATTGCGTAGTTAAAGACCAAAGCTAACAGTGCCAAAATTAGCCAAGAGGATAAGACTAAAGTCATCGTCCCGTAACCTCAACAAAATCTATAAGTCGTCCACACTTAAAGTGGATCTTCAATCGTGGCCAATCCTCCCACTTGCCGTCCCATTGTCCCGGATAGATTTCGACATACTTGGTAATGGGGCAAACTCGCCATTTGCCATGAACACCGGTCGGAACCCACTCGTGATTCAACCACTTGAACTTCGGGTCGTAACGAGGGTCGTCCTCGTCGAAGACTTCAAAGGTGTGGGTGCCCACGTAGGTACCAACCCAAAGGTATCCAGCGGGATCAATCCAATAGTTGGACATTGTCCCGCCGTATCCTTCCTCGATGTCCTTCGTTTGGTTCAGTCCCATAAAGGAGTCCGGGAGCGGATAGCTGCTTTTGACCCAGTCAAACATTGACATGGCTACACCTCGTCATCGAACGAAAAGTATTCGTAAATTTCACCCATGACGCAATCCTGTATATGACCCAGGATAGCTTCTTCTTCGGGTTTTTCAACATGTTTGTGTGCCCGTCGGTATCCACGTCGGACACCGTCCTCAATAGCACGGTCAAGAATCGCTGCGTATTTTACTTTCATTGTATTGCTCCGTGGTGATGGGTTCGTCAAGTTTGATTTGAGGTCCAGTGTCCGTCAGATGCCAGTATAGGTGCTTTGCGAAGATCTTGTAAGCTTCACCTTGGCCTTCAATCGCAGAAGTTACCGCAACTTGCCAAAGGATGCGCAGGTGCTGGTCGTCAGGTAGTTCTTTCATTGTTTCAACGGAATAAACACTAACTCGAACAACTCGTTGTTGTCGTTACAGTATAGCAATTTCGCATCAGCGTCATCGGGCATAACCCAAAGTAACTGATTGCGAAGGTCGTCGGATTTCTCAACATTAGGCACTCTCTTGCCCCTCCTCAATCTGAAAGTGCCACCGTCGGGCAAACCACGGTGATTCAGAGAGATTCCCCTTGCCCCGTCAAACCCTGCTTGTGTGGGAGTCATTCTGCCGCCAGCCTTTTCATACCTTCATCGTTATTATTATACAGGTTGTCAAGAGCCTGTAAAGCGTTACTTTCGGGGCCCTCTGGTGCTTCCACACAAACAACCTCCCACCCCTTATTCACATAGAGGCAACCATCATCCTCATTCAGCCAGAAATCACCTTGCTTTGGCATCTTTTCCACGGCAGCCTCGCCGAGTCTGTTGGCAAGGCGAAGCAACTCCGAATTCTTTGCGTCAGGGATTTCCTCTGCGAGGATTCTGAATAAGGCGATGTTGAGAGAATCGTAGTTAAACATTGGGTTCGGTTCCTGAGTGTAGGATCTTGATCATTTTATCATAGTACTCATCGGCTTGGATCTCACATAGGTGGGAATCGGTGGGATCCTCAATGTCCCATTGTTTCATGTTGAGACAATGAATTACCTCGCTCAGGAGCTCTTCCAATGCTTCGACTTTTTGGGCGTCAGTCATCGCAGTTTCTCCCTAATCATTCGGATACACTCATTCCACTTATAACTGTTAGTTTCGTGTTCTGTCGGCAACCATTTTTCAATTCTGCATACAAGGTCTTCAACACAAGTTGGAATATCTAAATCAATATTATCTGTGACTGAATCCAAAGACCATTGAGCAATCACATCATAAAGAGTTGGTGATTTAGTAGACGAAACCACACCTTGCTTGACTGCTTCACGAAATGCTTCTTTTAATCCATCAGCAACTTGCTCTGGTGTTTGTGGAGTTGGTTGATATTCAGTCATCAGAACCTCTCCTTCACTTCTTTGAGTGCGGTATTATATCCTTGAAGAACATCAGAGTGATACTTATTCTCCATAGGTTCTGGAAGATTATCTTTAATCAAATCCATAACCCTATCAGTCAGTTCATCACAATCAAGAGTATCATTCAGTTTGGTTTTTAGCAAGTCCCAAAGTTTATTATAAAAACTTTTGGGTTGTTCTACTTTTTGATACTTTTCTCCGTGATAGTAAATATGATCATCATATTTGAGAATAAGTGAAGGATCAATTTCAGTCATTTTTAGTTCCACCAAAGTAATGAAGTCCGTTCAGAGTTTCGTATTTAATCAGTTCCTCAAAGCATTCTCCAAGTGAGATTGCCACACCTTCATAGTCATCAATGCCATCAGGACCAGTCCAGAGTTTCCAGACATAATGTTCCGTAGATGGACTGTAGTTAATTTCAACTCTCATTTTGTTCAATCCCCACTTCAAGTCCTTCCATTCTTCCCATATTATACGATACAACGAAAGCAGAATGCAACCACTTATACATCAAATCCTTACGAGTATTCACATCCTGAACTTCACAATCACCAAAGAACCACTCACAACGGAATGTAAAGTTACCATACTCTCCGTTGAACCATTTTTGAAATTCAACTTCGGCAGTTTCTTCCCATTCCCATTCTGATGTAGGATGTTTAGTCATCGGTCTTCATTATAAAATACAAATCCTGTTGCTGTTTTTTCGCAGTAGTAATAATACTCCTGAAATACACCATTCATAAAGTCTTCAAGTGTTTCCAGTTCATCACTACCAGTTGAATGATAACATTCTAACACAAAATCCTGATACTCACCAACAAAACCACAACACCTATCACCAAACTTTGATACATTCTTATCTGGGAACAATTCGTAGTATGTGTCTAATACTTCCTGTCCGTATTCTTCTAGGATTTCTTCAAGCGTCATAAGGTTGTTGTGGGTCTAATTTCCAAACTTCTTTGTATGTAATCCACTTTTCCACACCAGTTTCCTGTTGTGCCATCCAATGTTGTCCGTATTGGTCAACACCATCCAAGTAATGAATACCAGTTTTGGGACAGATTACTCTGGATACTTGTTCAAATTTTACTTTGTTAGTCATTCCTCATCCTCCATCTCAACACTCATATCATAATAAGGTCCTGGTTGTCCTCCCATACTATAGCACCAATTACAAAACTCCATAGTTTCAATCATATCCACATCCCAATTACAACACTCCACAGCAGTATGAAGAGTTGATAGAAACTCTGGGGTGAGAAGTTCTTTGAGTTCTTGTTTAGTCATAAGTCATCCTCAACAGGGTTATACGCATAAGAAAATTCTCCATCAGTATAACCACAAGCATAACCAAGTTCATACCCATTTTTCCTGATTTCTCGGGCAAACTTCAAGAGTTGTTCTTCCCAACACTCCCAGTAATCAGTTTGTGTCCCATCATCTTTTTCGCCCGTGAAATCATCAAATCCACAGGTTTTAGCAAGTTCAAGGATTTGTTCGGTAGTCATTCTACTACATCAATAAGTTTGTTATACATCCAAGAGATTACGAGTGCTTGTGCCCAAGTAAGAGGAAAGAAAGACACAAGTGCCCAACCCAATAATCCTACAACAATATAAAATCCAATTGTTTCACCAATCTCTTGTTTAGTCATTTTACCCCAAGTAATTCCTTTTCTTCATCAGTCAAACGATCAATCAGTTCTTGTCGTTTTTGTTCTTTGATTTCCTTTTTTCGTTTGTCTTCCAACATTTCATCAAGAACACTCACCATAACATCATAACAATAACTTCCTTTATACAAATCACTCTCACCTCTTTGAGTGATGACTACTGTTTCATCAAAGATTTCTGAAGAGAACAGTTCAAAGATACGAATTACATAATCACCACCTTTGTCTTCATGAACCTTAACACTCAATCCAAGTTCATTTGCTTTGGTGAAGAGTTTGAGAAGTTCAGTTGTTTTGATTTTAAGAAGTTCAGTTGTTTTGGTAGTCATTTCAGGTTCTCCAAAGCATCAATAAAATATTCTACACAATCTTTAGGAATACGAAATTCTGTTATTTTTGAAAGTGTTTCTTCAAAATAAACAATTTTTACAAAATCTACTTCTTCCCAAAATTGAAAACTCCAACCATCTTCTTCATTTTGAATGATTTGTTGTTTTTTGATGTTGTATTTCATTTAGTTTTTACACCTCTTCAAGTTCTGCTTTCATTTGTTTGAGATTGTCTCCTGCCCAAATGTCAAGAGTTCTGTCGGCAAGTTTAACTGCTTCCCAGAGTTTAGGATAGTTCCTCCAATCCACTACATCCTCATCAATCGCAATCAGCAACTCAAGAATACAGAGTTTGTAAAGTTTTTCTTGGTCAGTCATTTCAGTTTCCTCAAAATTGGTGTTCAATTTCTTCTTCTGTTGCGATCTCTACAATAGGATAACTCACATCCTCATAACCATACAATTCAAAACCCCTAATCAGGTCTGTAACAAGATTATCACACAGATAATCAGCAAAAATGTTAGGGTCAAGTTCTCCCTCATCTGTAAGCATATCATCATCCTTATGCTTTTCAGGGTCAAACCTAATATAAAAAGTTACTTTATAACCTTTTAGATTTTTTAGATTATCTTTGTGTTTTTGTTCTTCCTTATGTTTTTGGATTTGAAGTTCAAGTTCGTTGATTTGGTCTTCGGTCAGTTGAGAGAGGTCAATCATTAGGTTTCTGTGTGTATGAGAGTATTATATCAAATGGAATGAGGAAAACTTATTTCAGTCCAAGGAAGAGTTTTCAGTTCTTCATATGTAAATTGAATACCATCATCAAGTCGTGCTTCATTTTTATAGAGATAAAACTGCTTGAAATTCACAACAGTTCCTCTCAAATCACCATCCCCATCTACTTGATAAACAAGAACATCACAATACTTATTCCTATCATAAGTCAGGATTGTTGCCTTACGAATAGGTGCTTTTTCTCCCTCAACATCACCATAAGATGGAATGGGATAATCAGTAAAGGCATCAAGCATTTGGAGTTCCTTTGTGTATGAGAGTATTATAAGGCATCCACAGAGTCTGTGGTGAGGTGTTGTGCCAGTTTAGAAAGTGTCTTGGAGTTTTATTTGGGCATTATTCCAACGGCATATCGCACGATGTCTTGTGGAACACTCTTTGGTTGATGTATGGTTATTATCGCACATCACCTTCCACATATCACGAAAATCCCAATCAATACATTTTGCTTCTGCACCACACTTTGCACAAGGAACGATGGGTGGAGTTTTAATTTTCTGTGCCATCAGGTGTCTGTGTGTATGAGAGTATTATAAGGCATCCAGAGGCACCCAGAGCATCCCCTGTGCCAGTTCTTCAAGTGTCCTCACACCGATGTAATGGAACACGAAGAAACTGAAAGAACCTTCCAATATATCCTATCTGTGCTCCGCATTTAGGACAACAATATGATGGGTGGGTCATTTCGGCAAACACAAGTGAGCATAAGTTCCTCCATAAAATCCACTAATCCACTTACCACCTTCTTTCAAACATTCTGTTTTTTGATAATCAGTAATAAATCCATAAAGAATTGCGAAAAGTAGAAATAATCCAGAAATAATCAAGAATGATTGTAGATTTTCTTTGTTCATTTCTCCTCCACCCAGTTACAATCAAAAAATACTTTCGTCCAGAACCTCACCCAAGCATTAGGAACTTTACCTTCTTGTGGTGTCCAAGTGATAGGAGAAAATGAGGTATCACCACCAAACATATAACAAGTCCAATTGGATAGTTTTGGTTGATGAATAGAAAATTTATTGTCGGTTGAAATAATCACATAAGGAATTTCTTGTTCTTCAGTCATACTTCCCCTTCTTTACATCATTAAACCATAATCCTTCAAGAAGACGATGAGTTTCACCATCAGTAATACGAACTAACTTCAAATCCAAGCAGTTCTCATCACTAATTCTCCTATACCAATAAATCTCATCAGGAAACTCAAAACGATAATAACTTTGTTTATTATAAGAGACAACCTCAAACTTACCACCAAAATCAAACTCCATTCTTGGTTGAGATTTATGTTTCTCAATCTCTTCCAGAAGGGCAAGTTTCTTTTCAAGAACTTTGATTTCTCTTTTTACTTTTACAATATCGGGTTTGAAAGTCATATGTTCCAGATAAGGGGTAGCATCCATCACACCATCTTTGATTGCTTGTCTAAAAGCATTACGCAGACCTTCATCTACTTGCTCTGGTGTTTGTGGAGTTGGTTGAAAGTCAGTCATTTTAACCTCAACTTTAATTTTTCAACACAATCATTCCATCCTTGATTATATCCCATTTCATCTTCTTCAAATTCTAACTCATCAGGCAACCATCCAACAATCTTATCCAGAAGTTCATCACAAGTTGAGGAAGTTTCATCATCACCCCACCACTCACGGACAATATCCAAAAGTATCGGTGGTTTTGGTTCCTCTACTTTTTGATACTTCACACCATCAATCATTATGGTTTCTTCATCAAGTTTTTGATAAACTCTCATAGTATAATCCATAGCAGAACCTCCGTATTTTTTTCGTTCTACGATGATTTCTGGTTCAGTCATTTCAGTTCTTCCTCAACTTTTCATAAGCAACATTTAACTGTCTTCGCACACTATTCAATTCACTTAAAGATGCAGATTGTGATTGAAGAACATCAAACTTCTTATGCAATTCATCAATTTCAGATTGAATTTTTTGGGTGTCAGTCATTTGCCTTCTCCAGAGCATTACGAGCACGGTCAGCGATCAGCCTGAGGCTAATCCGAGGATCAATGTAAGAGTGTGGTGTCCAAGTGTCGCACCAAGTATCAAGATCTTGGATGATTCTTTTGAGTGCGGATTGGGTTTTAGTCATTGTGCCAACTCCTTCAGATTGAGACGTTTGGCGTTAGCGTCATAGTGACAGAAACCTGAGTTAGTTCCCTGGTACATCCTGGTGGGGTTTAGGGCGTGCTTGTCAGCACGGTTAAACGCATACTTTTTGAGTTCCTTTAGGGCACGGGAGCATTCGTCATAAGTAAGGTTGAGGTCGGTATCAACACGCCAGAGCAGACGGTAGCTTTGACCGCCGTTGGAAGGGTTGTTGCTAAAAGTAAAATACGCTAGCCAGGGGCGAAGACCTTTGTGCGTAAGCCAACCGATCATATCGTCAACTGAGACGTCGCACACGTCAAAGTCGAGACCAGCGAGGGTTTGCGTACGCCAAACGAGTTTTTCGAACTGGAGTTCTTGCAGGTCACGCCCATCCATCAATGCTTGATAAAAGGGACAACCCTGCTCGGTAACTGCACGCACGAAATCAACTTCGCTCACGCAGGACCAAGGGGACATAATCATTTGTTCCCGCAACTTGCCATACTCCTGCAAGGAGCCAGGCTTGGAGGTGCGAGGGGCACCGAGGTGACAGAGGATTGAGTCGTTTTTCATACTTCTAATATAGCAGAAAACGGTCCCCACGTAAAGCGTGGAAACCGTCATCTGAGGTACGGCAAACCGTACCTATGTCAGAGGGTCCTAGAAGGACCTACAAGGAGCGTTAGGCTCAGGCGGGCACAGCCTCACCTTCGGGTGCCTCGGCGGCCTCAGGAGCCGGAGGAACCTCCAGTGAGAAGGCTTCGAGGATGTCGGTATAGCCGGCTTGGCTAATCGAGCGCACAACGTCGGCGTCACTCAGGTTGGCAATGGCAGCGTTTACGGCTTCTGAGTAAACGCGGAGCAGCTCCCTGCAGGGTGCATTTTCTATGACGCGAGCGGTGAGAACTTGGACGACTTCGTTGCGGTTCTCAATGGTGTAGTCAGACATAATAGACAGGTATAAAGGACGAGAGTGAAAAACTTGTGAGCGAACCATCTCTCTGCTGTTCGCTGGTGCTATTATAGCATTTCGGCAGGAAAGTAAACTTTTACCGCTATGTAAAAATACCTCCGGAGGGAGATTTCCGGGTATACACCTCCCCGTGGTAGTATTTTTTGATGAATCTGCGGGCTTGGGTGTGAGTAACACCGAGAGCTTTCGCGACTTTTTCAACCCACCCGAACACAGTCAAGTCGATTTTAGATATCACTTGAAGTCTCTCGTTTATTTCGCTTTCATTGAAGCCTCGATGATTCATTGAGGGCTGTGTCTTTCGCTTATCCGGATTTTCGTTGAAAACCTTTATCGCTTTTCTTCCATTTCTTTTTATTATCTTAAGTGCTTCTTCTTCTCCATATTTATCTATAGTTCTTTTGTAAGGATTTGAATGAGTTCCATTCTCTTTCTGATCTAAAATGTTGTCTGCATCCGTACCCCAATAAAGGTGGCGCGGGTTTGAACATTTTCCGTTGTGACATGCGTGGCACAAACAAACTCTGCCCTCCTGCAGAGTACCAGGCAGGTCCGTATTTAAGAACTGCGCTAAAACTCCCTTATGAACAGTAGAATTCCCTCCCCTCTCAAGGCAGTTTTCTGATAAATCCAGGTGAGATCTACGCTCTTCTCTGGGTAAAGAGAGGTATTTCCAATCTACTGTAATCATAGGGGTGACAAGAATCGAACTTGCAAGGGCACTGCCCGAGACGTTTTAAGCGTCTTGTGGTTACCATTTCACCACACCCCCTCAGTATAAGTAGTTTACACTCCAGTAAACTAGTGCCCCGTATTGGGATCGAACCAATCTCGAGCGGCTTATGAGGCCGACGCTTTCACCAGATAGCTAACGGGGCATGCTCACTCACGGCAACCTGTTGTAAACGCCTAAGAACCGTGCGCGGAGACGGACGTCAAGTACCGGAATCTCAGGGCTTTTAGCCGCTTGGTCCAGATTCTTTTTGGAATCCCAGTAAATACGGATATCCACGCGACCTGTAGGGTAACGTTGGTATTGCTTTCGAAGGTACCCCCTCTGCTGCTGCAGCCAAGGCTCCCAGATTGCAGTGTCAGCCGCAATGAAATCATCTACCCTGTCTTTGGGGGAAACCAAAAACGAAAGCCGTTCAATCTCCACGTTTCCATTCCTCCCATTTGTCGATAGGGCATTTCATGTTAGCCATTGTCGTCTTGAGGGGCAGATAGCACCCACATATCTCGCAAATTTTACTGTCTGCTTGATACCTATCACAAGATTCGCAAATTGCCAGCCTCTCAGCAGCAACTGCTCTTGGGGCAACAGTCGGGTCCGCCAGAAGGCGGGCAGCAGTGTCTTTGATGCTCGCCGCAAACGACCTGCGGCAGCACTCAGGTGTTACTTCTTTTTCGCTCCCCACGCTTCCTTCCTCCGTTTTTCGTTAGCGGGGTCACATCCCTTTCCATACTCCATAGGTTGCACACCTGCCCAGTCGTTTGGGCGGTCCTCAATAAGTCGCATGGACTCAGTATAGTCGACGTTTTCGGTGGCAGAACCGTCACGCCAGCGAACGCGAAAAAGACTCAGTCCCACAGTCTGTCGAGGCAATGGAAATGCGACACTATTATATACTCCTCAGCGTGACGGTAAACCGACGGGAGTTTTCCAAAATCACGGTAGTATTCAAGTTCGGTGATGATTGCGCGAGTGACCGTGGAATCTGCGATGAACTCCCTAAAATGGAAAGTATCAAACTTCTCAATGTAGACAAACGGCGACTCGTTATGTGTCCACGCTCTCCCATAGTCATACCCATTCTTAAAGGTAAGATCCCAGTTTCTTAGCGACTCCTCATAATCTTCAGGGCTCTTGATCGTAAGAACCTGGCGATACTCCTCGCATTCCGCTCTGGTTCTCTCATAGAGATGTTCATCATCCGTGATGCGAAACGTTGCGTTGCAGATGCAATATGGAACATCTTGCGTCCACATGTTGCCCTCGGGGGTAACCCTGTAGTCGACGCGTAGGCTTGTTATAGTTAGAGTCATTGCAGGTGTTCACGACAGAAGACGAAACGTTGCCACTCCTCATCCGTAAAGTTGTCGCTGGCATAAGGAATACCAACAACGTAAGCACAAAATTTGTTGATTTCCTCGGATTGTTGGGAGGATGCGATCAGGGCGCTTGCAAGTAGCTCGATCATTGTTTGATGAGAAGTTCTTGGTTCTTTATCTGACAGAGTTCCTTCAAGGCATCCCCACTCAGGAACACATCCATCCTGGAGTAGTTCGTTCCGCATTGCTCGTTGAGTGCTTTACGTGTAACTCCCGCTCCACTGTAGTAGATGACCGGTAGGCTGACAAGGGTTCCCATAACAGCCAGGGACATGATCGCCATGGTAGTGCTGAGTACGATTTCTTCAAGTCGTTGCATGGTTGTTTCCTCTTGTTTGATGTTAGCGGACACAATAACCTTTGGAGCTAACCCACCCCAAGGGGCACGGGCCTCCACCATTGTAAAACACTTGGGTGTTCCCCACGGGTACGCAAGAGTTTCCACTGGTAACAGTCCCCGTAGGACACTGCCCTTGGCGGTAGACTGGGGTGCTTTGGGCCAGGGCTGGTGACGAAAGCAGCAAAGTAAAGAGTAGGAACCGCATGGGATAGAAGCTTGCGACTCCCTTACTATAGCCTGCCTGAAGCCCAGTGAAAGGGGCGGTTAACCGGCCTCTTCCCACTCAGGCGCATAACGTTCCCCGTACTCGCAGAGTTCCCAGTCGGACACCCCCAAAAGGTCGTCGTAAAAGGAATCCCAGACGAATTGCCGCAAGTCCTCGAACGTCATCTCACGAATCATGCCATCAACAATAGCACTTGTGAGTTCTTCTCTCAATTCTTCGTTCAAATTCCTTGCTCCTTTAACTGTACATAAATGTCATCAATACTGATTTCGCCAGCGATGTAGCGCTGGGCGAGGCCAATTTGCTGCAAGTAGAGAACCTCGTCCATCGAGAAGACGGTGTCAAGGTAGTGTTCTCGTGATTCTTCGGGAGTCATGTGATTACGAAGTTGTCGACACGACGTTGTTGCATCTGAGCGATTTTCAACAATATCAGATAGCCAATTGCGTCGTCGATAACATCCTCGTCCTCGTCTGACTGCTGGTTGCGAATCCGACTCAATTTATCATCGAGACGCACTTTAATTTGTTCGATAGGGTCGCTCTTGCTGAAGATGCGAACGGGGCTCAACGCGCTATCTCCGTACTTGCGGTTTTTCTCCAGAAGCAACTCCTTGATTGAATCACAAACAGTTGCAATATCGAGTTGAGTTTGAGCTAGCTTACTCATTAAAGTTTGCCTCCAACGACTCCATCATAGGTTGGTGCATCTTCAGTAAACCCTTCTTGCTTTGCTTTCAGGTACCAGCGGGTTGCCCGCACACACTCTTCCTCAGTAAGAGACGTGATAATCTCTTTGCCATCGCGATCAAATGACCTCCAAGTGCCCCAGCGTGCCTTGTCAACCGTAAAGCACCCGTCAATCAAGACGGTATCGTCAACGTCCAATTTTTCAACTTTGATGGTTTTAGTTTTCATCGTAAGCAGCAGCTCGGGCTTCCATTTCTTGTGCCATTGCTTGAATGGTGGGGACATTCAAAGTTTCGATACCTTTATCAAGCATGGTATCTGCGATTTGGTTGAGATACATTCCGATGGCCTTCAGGCACTCTTTCTCCACAGCTCTTTGCACAGCCGCTTCTTGAGCCTCGGATGGTTGCTCATTGATGTAGCTTAGATCCAGTGTCATTTATAGAAATCTAAAAGAAGTACGTAGCGGTCCGAATCAGTATAGTTCCAGGCCTCGTGCAGTAACCGATCGTTGAAAATAAATGCCTTGCCTTCTTGCCACTGGTGCACGGTATCTTCAACTTTTAGGGCACAGTCCCCTCTGGGAACAACCAGCCCAAGATGACATCTAAGGACTTCATCCGTATACCCTTTGTGCGGCTTGATGTGAGCACCTACCCCAAGCTTAGAAAAACCGGCCGTGCGCAGATTCGGTATTTGCTTCAGTGTGTCTACAGTGTTGGGACACCTTGTTGCGTTCTCAGTAATGAGGCAACCCTGCAAGTCCCATAAGCCGAAAACATCCCACTTGCCGTCATAAATTGACTCTGGCCACCTCACGTAGTCAATGGCGCCAAGGCACTCTTCCCGAATCGCTAACCAGTTTTCTTCCAGCAGCCTAATCGTGCTGGCGCCAATCATCTCCGTCATCTCGTTTGAACCAGTTTGCTAGGTCGATAGGGTTTTGGGGGCCGATTAAATGGTCTGAAGGGTCCGGAAAGCCTAAATCCAGACCATCCATAAGTTCGTCAATAGAACCCTCGGCAGGCGCTCCATTGATTGCACGGCGGCGTGCCTTTCGAAGTATAGCAGCCGCCGAGCGATTGTGTTCGCTCCACTTCTGTGCCCACTGCATTTCCTCAAAGGTTACGTTGAGGCCACCTGCGATTCGGGCGGCAATGTCTTCAAGGCGTAGGCGAGTGGAGGTTGATAACATTTTGGTTTCCCAAGTGAATAAGTTTTACCTTACTGAGATTCAAGCTCGGTGGCAATAGCCAAGAGGGCGAATCGAGCTTGCTGCTCAGCGTTCCAAGCGTGCCATGCAACTGTTGGCCGCTGAGTATCAAGCTCAGGCGGGAGCTGTAGTGGCACCACCTGATCCGCAGCAGCACGCAGGGCGGCCGCCACTCCATGAACCTCTTGGGCCGTTACTTCCCATTCGGAGTGTTCCAGGAATGCGGACCATACTGCCAACGCAGCAGGGGAAAGTGGGGTGGGGTCAGTCATTGAGTTGCTCCAGGGCGCGGCGGATGGTTGGCAATGCGTCAGAAATAGTGATGCAGTCACCCCTCATTATCGCGTCGTCAAGCGCTGCCAACGCCTGCTCCTTCAAACTCGGCGGCTTGGGGCGGCGGGCAGCGCGGATGTAGCGAGCAAAGTCATAAGCATCCTCACCAGCGTCAATTTCAACCAGCCTTAGGCACGCCTCCAGCTCCTGGTCGGCGCCCCATTGGGCGGCTTTGGCGCAAACAGAAAAGAACCAGCGTGGGGAGGATTTGATTTCTTCTCCGTCTTCATAGCACCATTTGCTCATCAGCTCCGGCGGTGGGGTGATGGGATGTTGTTGTGTCATGGGTGATTAGTGGTAATGACTACTCGTGATCTGGGAGTTGTTCAAGGGCGCGGCGAATTAGTATTTCTTGAGTTGATGGTCCGCCGTAACTATCCTCGATCTCGTTTAGGGCGGCAAGTGCCTGCTCCTTCAAACTCGGCGGCTTGGGGCGGCGGGCAGCGCGGAGTTTTTCTGCATCCCAAGGTGTTGCCTTTGGAATCCACTCACAGCACGCCTCAAGCTCCTGGTCAGCGCCCCAGCGGGCGGCTGCAGCAAAAACCTCAGTGTCAGTGTGCTGCTCAAGCATGTGTGCCCACTCCTGCACCAGCTCCGGCGGTGGGGTGATTGGGTGGCTGTTGTTAGTCATGGTTACAGGTGGCAAGGTTCTTCACAAGGCTGAATGGTCTCAACGATCTCCCCCTGTTCGAGGAACTGAGTGAGGCAGATGCCAGGACCGATCTCCACTCGCCCGACGATGACCGTCTGGAGTTTGGGCGTTGATTGGCACCGGCACCACCTGATCCGCAGCAGCACGCAGGGCGGCGGCGAGGGCCTCACGCTCCGGGTCGTGAGTTAGGCAGGTCACGTCGGGACTGAGCTTTTCCTCCCAGGCATCCAGAACTGCTTGAGCAGCGGGTGAAAGTTCAGACATAGAAGTGTTGTTGACTAATCGGGCAGGGATTCAAGAGCGCGGCGGATCAGAGCGTGTTGATCTGCAGTGATGACGGTTGCAACGATTGGATGATCAGCGCCGTCTGCGGATGCAAGCGCCTCCAGCGCCTGCTCCTTCAAGCTCGGCGGCTTGGGGCGGCGATGACGGCGTAGATCGTCTCCACTCCACGGGGGTAGCTTAGGAAGCCACGCACAGCACGCCTCCAGCTCCTGGTCGGCGCCCCATTGAGCAGCACAGGTGGCAATGTGGCACTCGTAGGCATTGTTGACGGCAGCGTCTGCAGGGGCACTCCTTCGCCACTGCTGCACCAGCTCCGGCGATGGGGTGATGGGGTGTTGTTGTGTCATGGTTGTTTCTAACTGCAATCAATATAGCGTGTTTGGGGCGGCAAGTAAAGTAGGGGAAACCGCCCTATGCGCTTCGTCCGGTAGTTGCTTCGCAACATTTTATTCTGGTCGGTGCTTCGCACCTCCCTGCGACTTTTCTCACAAATTCCGGAGGCGGCGAAGCCGCCCAATAAGTAAATGCCCCGCAAGGGGCAGCAAGGCAACACGCTAGGGCACTCAGTCACTACATGCCTCCTCTCTAAGTTCAGTTGTAATCCAATCAATCTGAGGACCAAACTCCTCCTCCAACCATATCGCCACTTCTCGAATCGCAGCGCGTGCTTCCGGTTGGCCAGCACTCATGAAAACAGAACCGTTTGAGCGGACGTATTCATCGTAAATCGCGTGTTGAACCCGATTCACTAACGAGTCGTAGTCACTCATTGTCCCGAACCCTCACCTGTCAACCAGTTGTAAGTGTCACGGAAGACCTCCCATTTGGCGTCATCGTCGGGGCCGGGTGCGCTCCCATGTTTTGCAATGTACGCTTTCAAAGCAGGCGACAACTCGTATTTCACGCAATAGTCATCGTAGAGCGTGGTGATTTTTTCCACAATGCCTTCAAACAAAGTTACATCAACAAGGATATTTTCCTTGAGGCTAGGGTGATGCTCCTGAATCGTGTCCAGACACTCATTCAGGAACCCAATCTCATCTTCCGTAAACATACAAGCAATCTCACCTTGCTCGTAACTTGCCGTAAGGCAATCTTCCAACTCGTCATCATTCATGATGGGGCCAACGCTCAACATGTAATCTGCCACTTTTTTAGATTGCTCCTTGATGTTTCCTTTAAGTTCGTTGATGCCCTTGGACAGGTAACCGTAATCACGAACCTCGGTTATGGGTTTTTCCTCGCCACAGACGTCGCAGGTTCCGTTCCAGACGGAAGAGCATCCGACGGAATACTTGCCGTATTTGTGGCCGCACTCGCGGCAAACAACGTCGGCTTGCGTCAGCCGAGTTAGAAGGTTGTCAGAAAGTTGTTTCATGGTAGTCATTCGGGCAGAAAGAACTCAAGGTAGTTGGCAACGGCACGAACTTTCTGTGCGTCGTCGTAGAGGACCTCACCGTAGGTGGTGCCACTCGCTTTCTCAGCGGTCTCAAGGCGGTCTCTCACGGTCGCGTAGAGAGCGTCGATGATAATCTCCCAGTCGTCGCGACAGAGAGTGAAGGTGTGAAGGTCGTCGGGGTTGTTTGTATCCATGACACTATCATAGCTTGAAACCGGCCTCTGGTAAAGCCGGCAAACCGTCAGTCTAGGTACGGGAAACCGTCCTACGCTGCATTTGTATTTGGAACTGGATCCCCTTTTCCTTTCAGGGACTCAACAAGGAGCAAGGCAAACTTCTCCTGAGCGTAAGGGTCGTACGCCATCAAGTTGGAGTTGAGTTCTTTCCTCAAAGCGTCCATCTTTTCCCACTCGTCTTGGTTCATGGGGTGTCCCCTCAATACACATCGTTTGGTTCGAACGCGGAATTTCCTTTACCAGACCACTCAACCAGACTATCGCCTAACCGTAAAGCCTCGTAGGGGTCAAGCAGAATTTCCTCAAAATCACCCCACTTGGACTTTCGCCCAAGAATATATCTCACAGCGTGGCGGACACGTTTCCAGAAAGGCAACGAGGACAGATGCACTTCAATGAACACGTCTTCCTCGTCAGAAGAGACAACGAATGAGTGCTCAATGCTGTAACATCGGCAAGTGAACAGTGTGCGTTTCATACGATCCGTGCTTGCAGTTTGTCCAACTTCATGAGGAGTTGGTTCATTCGTTGAGCCTCATCTTGAGCCTCCTGGAGTTGCCCCCTTGTCACGTAAGTGGCAATCGTTTGAGAGTGTTTTGCTCTGTAGATGTCTGCAAAAGACTCAACGCACTGCGAAAGAACAAGCCACTCGTCATTTGTGAGTGTGACCGAGCGGCTTATTTCTTCCTGTGGACTTTCGGTGATTACGATAATTTGCATTGTTTAGAGGCGCCACTCGCATGTCTTTGGCGATACGGATTTGATTTCACGAATGAGCGCAATCTCATTCTTTTTCGGTAGGTCGTTGGCGACGACACGGGCTATTAAGGTGTTTGCTTGCCCACAGGTCAAAAAGACCATTACGGGGAGCAACATGGTAAAGTTTGCGTTTCCACACTTTAATTTACCTGTTTTTGATTTCCTTAAGAATCTCCTTCGCCAGTTTCATTGAGTTTCTTTTCACTTCGTAACGAACCCACGGACTGCTAGGATGATGGCGAGTCATAAACCATGCTCGCCGTGCCTCCATTACAATCCGTTTGGACTGCAACACCAACCAGTCGTAAACATTCGGGTCTCGCACTACAATGTACAAGATAATTGCCCCGGTAGAGAACCAGGTTAGTGTTGCTAGGTTACCCATCGGTTTGTCACATTAAACGGCTTTTGTCAGCGTACATTTTGCTTGTAAAGGTTGTTAAGGAACAGGAAACCCTCAATCTTTGAGAATACTTCGACGGGCATCCAGTGACTGAGAAAGCAAGTTGCCAACCACCAGCGACCGTCCGCAGTCTTGTAAACCTTGCCAATAAGTTGCATGCTTTTGGCACACTTGTAGGTTACAATAGATGGATAGTTCTCATCGATAAGTATTGGAGACTGATACTCCACGGGATCACCGTACTCGACGTATGTCCTCCCAGTAGGGAGACGCTGGACGCGCATTTGGTTTTACCTCAGTAGATTGTAAAGTAGCACGGCGCCGCTTTAGGATTTCCCAGAGTCCGGCCTTGAGTCGAGGGTCGGTTGTAGTATTATAGGCCTCCACGAGGCGAGTAAATGCCTCATTCCTTTCAGGAACCTTTAGGTTTTCCTTATTGAGAATCTCCTTGGTAAGGTCAAGATCGCCAGGTTTGCCTTGGACCTTGTTGCGGCCGAAGTTGCCGGTCGGCCTGCCAGTGGTGCGTAGTCCGTGTGTGCTTTTCATGTATGTATCATAGGTCCACAGGGCACCGGCGTAAAGGACGGGTTACCGTACCCGCTCCACCAACGCGAGCACACCGTGAGCGTAGAATCCCAGAAGAGCAGAACCTATACATGCGCTGATTAAAGTGGCTGTTTTGTTATGCCGATCGATCGCTTTGTCGATCATTGCTTTGACTTCCTCGCGGTCTTGCTCAGTCATTGGTTTTGATGTAGTTGAGATTGATTAACACTCGACTTTTCTGGTCGGTACAATTGCATCCGGTATGCCTTGTATTCCCCGGAAATGTAACCAATCGGTTGGCAACGCTTTCGACTCTTGTTCCGTCTTCGAACAGAGTGTAGCCGTTGTTAGAGTTGAGGTAGTAGATTGAAGTCCAGAAGGGAATACCCCTCATTCCCTCCATATCAACGTGGAATGAGTTCTCTCTCTGCTCAGGCTGCCAGGGGTTGAGGTTGGCCTTGATTCGCAACCACGCAATAGGGTTGATCTTTGCAGCAAGGGGCCAAATAACCGATTGCCCTGAGTTAATCCACCCGTCTCTGCGATCAAAGAAACCGTAAATAAACTGACTCTTTGAGGGATCGCCCCTGTCGTCAGGGCCATCAATCACGGTGTTGAAGTACCACGGCCACGCACTCCCCATGAGGTGAGTTTGAATCTTTTGAAAGTGTTCCTGCGGTAGACAGTTGTCGGTGACCTCAATCATTCAGGAAATACCGAGTGATTTTGTTTTCGACCCCTTGGATTAAGAAATGAGGGTCTCTGTCTGTCTCAGTCAAGTCATACCCATAGTCTCTCGGAAGTAGTTTCTTCGCTTTCCGTAGGTCCCCCAGAATGTCTCTCCACCGTGCATCCTGAATCAGGGAGGTGGTCCAGAATACAACGGCGTAACGAACTCCCTTTGTAACTTCTTTTACGCAGTGGGGAATTCCAGTGTCGTAGGTGACAGCATGTCCGGGTGGCAACGCAATCAGTCTCTCCTCTCCACCAAGAAGCATTGCGAGTTGCCCACCCTCGTAAGTTGTAGGGTCTGACAAGAAAATGGTCGTAGAGAAGTTTCCGTTGCTGGGAGCATCATGATGAATCTTAAACCCCTGTCCAACCTCGGTCTTTGAGACGATAATGCCTGTGCTATGCTTCGGGAAGACCCGGTCTCGAAACCCGTCGTCACGGTTGATCGCGTTGAATGTAATCTCAGTGATGCGGTTACGCCCTGCGCCTGCCACCATCTCAGAGTTCTTCTGGTGAGCGTCAAGGTACACATTGCTCACAGATGCGTGGCGTTCCCACTCTGAGGCCGAGATGATTTGATGGATCTCGTTGAGTTCTTCTGCTGTCAGGAGAGGTCGTGTGTAGAGTTGCATTTGAGTTGTTTAGTGATGCTCCCAGACGGATTCGAACCGCCGACTGCCTGAATGTAAGTCAGGAACTCTAGCCGCTGAGTTATGGGAGCGGAGGCCCGTAACGTGGGCCAAGCGTTCACACGGAAGGGGATTTAGCGATTAGCAATCAGAAGCGGTAGGCAACGCCCACGGTCGGCACGTAGCTGGTGTCGCCACCGAAACCAACTTTGAAGTCGGCAAACAGAACCACGTTCTGAGCCACAGCGCCTTCGGCACCCACATTCACGTAACCTACCACCTCGTCAGTGGTGTTCAGGGCAGTACCCTCACCGAAACCAGCACCGCCGCCAGCGTAAATATTCACGCCATTGGCAACGCCGAGATCGTAGGACACACCAAGCGAACCGCCGGTCACGTCACCGATGGTCACGGTTGGTCGAACCGACACAGGCACGGTCGAACCGAAATCACGGGAATCCACGCGACCAGTGATGGCCACAGTGGTGTCAGCGTCGTCGGCACCAATGGCAGCACCTACGCCAGCGTAGGAACCTTCCAGACCGCCGGCAAAAGCGGGAGCGGCCAGGGAGCCAGCGATAGTGCCGGCAATCAGAAAAGACTTAATCATTTTGTTAGTCTGTATACAGCGCCCGTTAGAGTATCGGGCGAGAGCGGGCGAGGGGTGACGATCCCCTTACCTCCGATTTGGAAGAACGGCGCTCTACCAACGTGAGCTACGCCCGCAAGGAGCTTGGCCAGGGAAATCGAACCCTGCTCTATGGTTTACAAAACCATTGCATCGCCTCAATGCTTGCCAAGCGAACACATTCAGTATAGGCGGTCAGGAGTCCGGTAAACCTCTTTTCTTTTGATTCATCTTTGCCATGAATAACCGTCCAGGCACAAAACCCTCAGGCTCACCTCCGGGGATAAATCTTTTATCTATTTCCCCGTTGTTGTACCACTTAGTACCTTTCGAGGGGCAACCGAGACGATTCCTTTCGGAAAGGTCAGGCCGAGGTTTGCCATACATTGGATTTAATTCCCCCGTCAGACGTAACCCGAAAAAGTGATTTTCTTCTCCAGTGTATTTCCCTTTTCTGTTTTGTTTTAACTTTTGAACGTGCTCTGCGGAAAGGACTTTCCCAGTCATATGATTGTCAGGCCCCGCTAGCTTCACGCCATACATTGGATTGCCCTCTCCTGACATACTTTCGCTTTTCTTTCTTCGCCATTCTTCGTCGGGGATCCATCCTGACACACCTTCACCACCATTGGTCATATTGCGAAGAAGTCCTGTTCCTAAGTCCTTACGACCATAAAACAGGATGAGTTTTTCCTCGTAATCAAACGCAGTTTGCTCGGAGAGGCCTGTGTGTAGAAGAAGTATGCGATTCCTGTTGGCTGGGGGTCTTACACCTTTCTTACGTTTCCCGTAGGCACGCTTGCGGGAGCCTTTGCCAATATAGTAAAAGGTGCCGTCTTCACGGCAGTATGCGTAAACAACAAAGTTGTTCATGATATTCTTTTGTAGTGCTTTTAGGGGCAAGTGAGAGCACTACCAACTCACTCACCCCACAGGGTTATACCCTAAACTGGTTTACGTCTATGCGATGCACACGTTGATTACACCACGAGAGGGGTTTGCCAGAGCAGCGAATGCTCCATAAGACAAGTCAAGAATTCGACCACCGGCATAAGGACCCCTGTCTGTGATTTTTACTCGGATTGTTTTTCCGTTGTGCGTCACGTTTACATAGGAGTTCAGTCGCAGATAGGGATGCGCGGCAGTCATGGCGTAAGGGTTCATTGGTTGCCCATTGGCCATAGTCTTCCAGGCGTAGTTATCCCCGATACCGTAGTGCGAAGATTGCCCGCAGGATGCTTGCGCTGGTTGTGCAGCAAAGAGGGACAATCCGGGCAGAATCAGAGAAGCTGCGATGAACTTTTTCAGCTTAGAGAAAGCAAGCATTAAAACAAATAGAATTCAGCATCCGAATAGCGAAAGGAGAAGTTCCCCGTTTCAGGGGCAGACGCCTCGGCACAATGAGTTTAAGAGTCAGTGTCAGACTCCGAGTTACCCCGTGCGGTGTGTTGCACGGCTGGCCTCATAAACCAGTCGGTGAAGGTAACACTGCCAATATAGCAGAAAAGGAAAGGCGTAAACCTTTCCTAAAGGATTTGCCGTGTGGGCGTGAATCTAAATTGCGTCCATAAAGAAGTGCCCCACAGCGTCTTCCTTACCTTAGCAAACCACGGCAATCGCGGGAAAGGGCATTGCACCCCTTGCTTCATGGCTATCTGCCATGCGTTCTTCTAGTGAAACTACCCACGAGTGACCCCCAGGTTTGTGCGTCATCCGGCGTCCCGGAGCTAGGCATAGGGGGTGTTGTTGTGTGTTCTCAAACCGCAAGGTATGATTCGCCGCAAGGCTTTACACACGGATGAAGGCAGGTGCGGTCTAATCCTGTACGGTTCCCATGCTCCTTTTACTTTTCTTACCTTCGAGGTGAAGGCCCCATTTAACACGTGAGACGCCTCAAGGACGCACAGAGGTGGGGGCTCGTTGCTTTCAGCAGGGCTCGCAAGTTAAGAGTACGGTCCAAATCGGCGTCATTCCAACGGCAAGACAGCCCTCAAGAAAGCACCACACGTTGACGCCTGTGTGTGTGTGTGTGTGTGGCCGTGGCGGGAACTTAACGACGTATTCCATACGACTCCGGTGTCTAGAACGGAGAGATGCGATTGTAACCCCTTAACGTGCCGTCCCAATCGCAAAGACTTTCAGGGGTGCCACCGAAGTGGCAACTGGCGCGGCAGGACTTGAACCTGCATCGAGCTACCTCATCGGCAGCCGTTCCTCCATTGAACTACACGCCAAGGCACCAAGAGCCCCGAAGGGCTCCGGCTACTGCGGCCGTCCGGACTAATCCCTTTCAGCTACATTTCCCTCAGAGAGGGAATCCGTCGTGCCGGAATCGAACCGACTTTCCGACTGCATTGTCTGCGTGCCCTTACCAATAGACTACCGACGGTTGGCGGGGGAGGCCATCCCCCCCGGCCTGCCGAAGCAGGACTTAGCCCGATGCGTCGACTGGAAGTTTCCGGTCCATGCAGAGCGGTGGTGTGACGGCTTCAATTTGTACCACCCAGGACTCCGGAAACTCGTCAGAACGCAATCCTGAGATAACCTCGTTCTCCCTCGGAGAAGCCCGTAGGCCACCGGGACGGTGATTGCCGACCGCAACTTGCACGAGGAAGGGCTACCCTCACCAACGGAGGACCCCAGAACTCGGCAAACCACACCGACAGAGCAGTGTGGGTGGTTATGCCACCGGCATTCCGGTTTATCTTTCCGGCGCGAAGTGGCAACTGGCCCGGCAGGGATCGAACCTGCGACAACCTGATTAACAGTCAGGCGTTCTACCGCTGAACTACAGGCCAAAGAATCAATTTTCAAGGTGCGAGGCGGTCTGTCAACCAACCACACAAGTATTATAGGTTGAAGGGGTGACCCGGTAAAGGACGGTTAACCGAACCTAGTAAGCAAAGTCGAAATACTCATGTTTAGGCCACATATCCTCAATCCAGATTATCGTGCGCACAATGTCTGCCCTTGCTTTCTCACGAGTGGGTGCGATCCCGTTGTGCATGTGAGTCCCGTATGCACCCGTTCCGTCTTCCCACACAAGGCACCAGTGATACTCTTGCTTACCTTCGCACCACCACAGGTCGGCGTTAGCATTGTGTTTGTCGATGAGAACGGTGCTTGTATAGCGAGTGCCCGACCCCTTGACCAACTCAAACGTCATGTTTGGCATTCTCCTGCAAATCCCTAATACGAATCTCCTCCTTCAATCTGCGGTTCTCCTCCGCCAGCAGCAAAAGTTTCTGCGACATCTGTTTGTACAACTTCTCGGATGACGAGTCGGTCCCCGATGATATCAAAGTCGAGAGTCGTGCCCTCATGCCAGCCAAGCGCCTCAAGGAGCTCTTCAGGGAAGGGAATAGCAAGGTCTCCATCTTCAGTCTCTTCGCAGGTCGTGATGAATTTAGGGTACTCGGTCATCTTTTGTAATTCTTATAGAGTTGTTTTCCCCTATCGCAAGGTTGCGAGTCGGGTCAAGCATGAGCATGTCAGTTCTCAGCTGGTTGATGCGATCCCGGTTTTTTGAGGACATTGACAGTTCATGAAGAAGTATTTTGTCCTCGCCTTTGATTTCAATCAGCTGAAGGATACCCTCGGGAACAAACCTAGGCGGGATCATTGATGGCCTCTAAGATTTTAACTTGATCAACATCCTCACCTTCTTCACATAGAGAGCGAGTAGCTGCGCCAACTGAGAGAAAAGGCTTGCCTTGTTGGCTCCATCCGAATCCGTCCCAGTATTGGCCCGCCGGATTTACCACAAAGTACATTGCTCAGGTGTCACTGGGCTTACTATAGTCTGTAAGCGAGACGGTAAACTCAAGGTTTTACGGGAGCGAGGTAGCTTTGCAGAAGGTACATATCGGTGAGGACTACTGAGCTCATGGCTTGCATCTGGTTGCCTACGGCCACGAGGCGTGGGTCCTTGGAATGCTCTTCACAGAAGTTGTAGTACATGGCGATGGTCCCCGAGAGGGCCATCACGTAGTCAAGCACCAACTCAGATGTGGAGTGACAATCGTAAAACTCCATGCTGATGCCGGGTCCCCGGAACAAATCAAAGTCGGGGTTGAAGCCACACGCACGTAGTTGCTCAATGAGAGAGTCCATCAAGTCGCCGAGATCGTTGTAGATTCGGTCAAACATGAGGTGAGCTTCGTAGAAGTTGCTTCCACGCACGTTCCAGTGCGCCATGCGAGCAACAATAGTAGCATCGTTTAGATACTTAACAATTTTGTTCGACAGAACAGCAAACTCTTCGTTCATTTTACTTTTTGCTCCTTGCGCATTTTACGAGTAACTTTTTTGGCAAGGGCTTCGGCAACCCTCCTCTGCTTATCCGCAATCTTGTTGGCTTTAGTTTGAGATTGTTTCAACTTGGCCTGAAACTTCTTCTCACGCAGTTCGGCAGGAGTTGACACCGGAAGGCCAGTATCACACTCTACGTTCATGCTAAGGCCGGCACCCAGGGGTGTTACCGAGAAGTCAAAAGAAGAATAAGCTTCCTTTACTGCTGCCTCTGAGAAACAATCAGTCCTCATCTGGTTCGTGTCTCACTCTACCGGTTTTACCCTGGTTACGAAGGCGGCAGTTTTTAACGTGTTCTCGAAATTGCACAGAATCGCAATGTCCGTCTCCGCAGCCAACCACTTGGCCACACATTGGGCAGTAATGTAATGATTTTATGTAGCTTTTTTCGTCCATAGATCTCCTTCGGCTTTTCGCCTGCGTCTGAGTCCGGCTTCAAAACTGCTGCCGGGATTTACATAAAGCATCAGAGCCGTTGGAACCTGTGAAAAGTTTTCCTTCTTGCTCAGGGCTTTGGTGATTGTGTCAAATCCGTTGCCTTCGTAGAAATAAGCGCCCAAGTTGTAGGCAAATGATATAACAGCAGCCTTTTGGTTTCCATTCATTAGGGGCCACGTAGGGATGCTGCGTTCTAGGACAGGAACAACCGCATTATCGATGTGGTTTTCCAGGATTTCCGCAGCTGTTTCTTGCGTTACTGCCTTATCTCCGGGCCAGACCAGCTCTCCGTTAGGGTAGTAGGTTGACCCATACCCGATGGTCCAGACGCCTGCCGCGCATTTGTAGGGATTAGAATTAAAACCTTCAAACTCCTTGATGATGTTTGCGGCTGTTTCCAGATAAGTTGTGTCCCGGTCGGACCCACGAAACAGCTTCACCCACTCTGCATTGTCATTCATCAGATGTGGTGCATGCTTCTGAAGCAGGTCTGCGGCTGCCTTGTGGTCCGGGTTGGCAAAATCGTAGTGAAAGAAGAAATCGCGCAGCTTGGTGGGTTGCCAGTCAATCATCGCATTTGGGAGTAAAGTTCTACAGAAACGGAGTCACCTTTTTGATGCACAGCTAAGTATTCGTGCTCAGGGTCGTAGTTTGCTAAGTAATTCATAAGGTTATCCTGGAAGTCGTCAGGGCCTCCCTTTTGGGACAAGTTGTCCAGAAACTGGCAGACTTGATCCCAGGAAAGAAAGCGACACCCTTCGTTATCGTAAAAGTGAACTCCCCGGCGGCTCTGGTTTTCCTGAAAGCTTTGCACCAAGTGTTTCATGGCGACCTCCGCATCGGCACCAAGGCCCCTCGCACCCGTTGTTTCATAACCAAGCGAGGTTCCGAAATTGCGGGGGCAGTTCGGGTAACCGCATTTTTGCCATTCAGGTCTTCGTTGCTTTCACAAGAGACTGATAAATCAAATTGAGATTCGGAGTTGTCCATGTTAGTACTGAATCGCCCATTTGTCTCCGCCTTTATCAACAATGACAAAGGGAAATTTCTTGGCTTGTTCGTTCGGGGGTGAATCGTAGAAGATCCCTTCGAAACGAGAACCATCGGGGGATAGAAGGTAACGATTTGCAGCGTTCGGGGGGTTGCCTTCCTTGTCAGTAACTGCTGTTACCCCGTCACGATAGACGCTAGCAATAACTTTCTTCAGAAAAAGCTCCATCTTGTCGCTTATCGGGTCGGGCGCAGGAGTTTCTGCGATAGCCTCTTCTGCCACCATCCCTCCTGGTCCTTCAGCGACCATTTCTTCTTCTACGATATCTTCTGCAAAATCAAATTCGGAGAAGTCGAAGTCCGTATCCAACTCATAAAGTAAATGGGAAGGTTGGATCTCTACAATGTTCTCCGGATTACCAAACTCTGCCGGATCTACTTCCATCAGCAAGTCGACGACTTCGCAGTAGTCTTCGTAAGTCGCTTCCGGGCCTAAGTCAACTCGGTCAATAAGCTCCAACATCGAGACTTTTCCGTCTTCATACTCATGTCGGAAATGCTCAAGGTAAGATCGAGGGAAAGAGGAAGGGTCGCCATTGGTGACTTCCCATAGCAAATCTGCTATCTCCCGAGCTGTGTCGGAGTAATGCTGATCTGCACCAAACTTAGGGTTGAGATCGTAGGCCATGATGACTCCGAGTTCTAGGGGCTATTATACCCGGCTTATGGCAGAGTAAACTTAAAACTCAGGTTGTTGGAACTTAGGGTTACGGGTTCCCCCAGTATGCCAGATTTTTTTAATCAGGATACCTCGGTCCCAGTAGTGGTCGAAGATTCGGACGGAGCTGTATTCGCGCACGAGATCAATGGAGCCGTCAGCACGGCGAACAAATTTGCAGTCATTCGTGAGATTGCGGATGTTCAATGTGGTTGGATCCACATCTTCACGGAGAATGAGCATATTTTTGTTACGAGGTAATGGATTTTACCTGTTAAAGGTTTATTAAATACTTAAAAGGAGGGCTTGCGCCCTCCCCGTAGTTGTGGGTTAAAGGGCGTTACCCCGTGGTAGCACTTCCTCAGGGAACACAAAGTTCTCGTGAGGTTGATCCACGGGTGCCATCCAGGCACGCAGACCTTCGTTTAGAAGAATGTTCTTCGTGTAGAAAGTTTCAAACTCCGGATCTTCCGCTGCACGGATTTCCTGAGATACAAAATCGTAAGCACGAAGGTTAAGGGCAAGACCAATAATACCGATACTGGAGGTCCAGAGGCCCATAACAGGCACAAAAAGCATAAAGAAATGAAGCCACCGCTTATTACTAAAAGCAATTCCAAAAATCTGAGACCAGAAACGATTGGCCGTAACCATCGAGTATGTCTCTTCTTCCTGGGTAGGCTCAAATGCTTTGAATGTGTTTGCTTGATCGCCATCTTCGAACAGTGTGTTTTCTACGGTTGCACCGTGGATGGCACAGAGGAGTGCTCCGCCAAGAATACCAGCAACACCCATCATATGGAAAGGGTTTAGGGTCCAGTTATGGAAACCTTGCAAGAACAGCAGGAAGCGGAAGATTGCCGCTACGCCGAAGCTTGGGGCAAAGAACCAACTGGATTGACCCAGTGGGTACATTAAAAAGACGGAGACAAACACTGCGATTGGGCCCGAGAACGCAATAGCATTGTAGGGCCGAATGCCCACGAGCCGAGCAATCTCAAACTGACGCAGCATAAAGCCGATCAGAGCGAAAGATCCGTGGAGCGCCACAAAAGGCCAGAGTCCCCCAAGTTGGCACCACCTGACAAAGTCGCCTTGAGCTTCGGGGCCCCACAGAAGTAGCAAAGAGTGACCCATTGAATCAGCGGGTGTGCTGACTGCTGCGGTCAGGAAGTTGGCTCCCTCTAAATAGGAAGAGGCAAGCCCGTGTGTAAACCACGAAGTGACGAATGTTGTGCCAGTAAGCCAGCCACCAAGGGCCAAATAAGCAGTGGGAAAAAGAAGGAGTCCAGACCAACCCACAAAGACAAAGCGATCTCGTTTAAGCCAGTCATCCAGGACATCGAACCATCCCCTCTGAGGAAGCGAAAGAGTTGAAGCGGTCATTGATTTTCTAAGTAGCTGACAGCAGATTTGAGTGTCAAAAGATTATCGCCCAGCAAGCCTAGCCCTCTGTTACAGTGATTGCAGAGCAATCCCCTGACCTTGCCCGTTTCATGACAATGATCAACAAAGAAGTTTTTTACTTCACCTCCTTTGCCGTTTTTTCTCCCCCTCGGGGAGTCTGAGCCACAGATGGCGCATTTACCATCTTGTTTGTCAAAGAGGATTTGGTAGTCTTCCTCCCCTATGCCAAACTTCTTGCGAAGCCAATAATCTCTGAAGGTACCGGTAATACGATTATTCACACCTTGGAATCCCGCGTCCCAGCAGTCTTGACATTTGGTGCTAGGATTTCCGGTGTATGAAGCAGGGAAGCTTTCATTGGGCTTCCGCTCTAGACAACATCTACACTTTTTCATAACAGCAGTATAACTGCCAGAGGTAGTAGTAAAGTTAGTATGCCTAATAAAAAGCCCCCGACTTGTTCAGCCAGGGGCATGAGACTATAACTGTCCATCAACCGATAGCAGGTGCTTTGAGGGCCACAGGGGTGTTCTCAGCAGTTGCCAAGTCCAGAGGGAAGTTATGGGCATTGCGTTCGTGCATTACCTCCATTCCAAGTCCTGCACGGTTGAGCACATCGGCCCAAGTATTCAGGACACGACCCTGACCATCAATGATGGACTGGTTGAAGTTGAAGCCGTTCAGGTTGAAGGCCATCGTGCTCACGCCCAGGGCGGTGAACCAGATGCCAACCACAGGCCAGGCAGCCAGGAAGAAGTGCAGGCTGCGGCTGTTGTTGAAGGAGGCGTATTGGAAGATCAGACGGCCAAAGTAGCCATGAGCGGCAACAATGTTGTAAGTCTCTTCTTCTTGACCAAACTTATATCCATAGTTGAGGCTTTCTTGCTCGGTGGTTTCACGCACCAGGGAGGAGGTCACCAGCGAACCGTGCATGGCGGAGAACAGGGAGCCACCGAACACACCAGCCACACCAAGCATGTGGAAGGGGTGCATCAGGATGTTGTGCTCAGCCTGGAAGACCAACCTATAAGGCTGAGCGGACTTGTGTTTCCACAAGGATCGGACTATATCATCACTCTTGCGAGTGTCGGGCGCTAGATCCGGTTATTAAGGGGGCTAAACCCCTCCGGTAGTCTCTGAACCTTTCCAGAGTGTACTCTGGACTTGGCTGCTGATTGCCGTACCGAACTTGGTTTCAATGAACTCCCAGAACTGGGAGCTGGTATTCCCGCCGTACCCGTGTTGGTCATGGAACTGTTTGTGGAGTTCCCGACTTATGCAGATACCGTTAGAGGGATCGTATCTCTTTTCCTCACACCAGTCCCAGCTGTCCAAGTGATGGACTACTGTTCTGGTGGCCCCTGAGAAGGGACACTTCCAACCGAAGTGCTCTCTGACTTGTTTTCTCCACTGGTAGTACACGAAGGAGAGGTTCTTGAAGTCTCGACCGAGGTTGCCCTTGAAGGCGGGATGGTCGGGACCAAACTTCCCACTCAGTGTTCCTTTTCTCCCTTTGGCCTTGATTGAGAGTTTCTGACAAGTCTCAGGGGAGACTATCTTTCCACTGTGGCGGAGGGAGATAGAAGTTTTCTTACAGTGAGGGCAGCCAGTTTTCTTGGAGTTGAGGTAGGAGGCTACTGATGTGGTGAAAGGATTACCACACGTATTACATTGAAACTGGACTTTACTTTTCACACCTGTGTATCCGGAGAAGTCTATAACCTCATGGTTTCGAGCTTCACAGATCGGAATTAGGTCGGCTTGGGTTAGCCGTCGGGACATACATTCAACATTGTGCTGAATAAGTTATACCCGTTTGGTGTGGAAGTAAACTAGCTAGTTCGGGTTAGGTTTCCAGCAATTCACCCGATTTATACTACACATTGGTCAGTTTATGTAGTTGAAGGTGCCGGAGATGCCCAGGGGCATACCGTCAGAGAAAGAACCTTGGCCGAAAGGATAAACCAGGAACACGGCAGTTGCAGCAGCAACGGGTGCGCTGTAAGCAACGCAGATCCAGGGGCGCATACCTAGCACAGTATGCAAATGTGGACTATATCTTCACCATTCCCGAAGGGTTAGGTGTCGGGCGCTAATGTCGTATTACGTGAGAAGCGTCTCACACCGACTAGTCTCTGAACCTTCCGTCCTCGCTAGGACGGCTTGGCTGCTGATTGCCCGTTAAGGTTTCCAGCAATTCACCCGATGTTTATCTTGAAGTTTCCCTCAAGAGCCGCCTAGGGTTGACGGTAAGAAAGTTCCCACTCACGACCCATGTAGCAAAAGACGCCAATCAGGAAGTGGAACACTACCAGCTGGTAAGGGCCGCCATTATAGAGCCATTCATCGAGACTAGCAGCTTCCCAGATAGGATAGAAGTGCAGACCGATTGCATTACTCGATGGCACCACGGCTCCCGAAATGATGTTGTTGCCATACATCAAGGAGCCAGCAACGGGTTCACGGATGCCATCAATGTCAACAGGTGGTGCAGCAATGAAGGCGACGATGAAGCAAATAGTTGCGGCAAGCAGTGTCGGGATCATAAGAGTGCCGAACCAGCCAACATAAAGACGATTGTCGGTGGAGGTCACCCATTCACAGAATTGGTCCCAAGTATTGTTACGAGACCGAGTTAAAACAGAAGAAGCCATTAGTCATGGTAAGTACGTGTGCGAAGAATGACTCAGGGGCAGGGGACCCTGCACTGGGAACGCCCCTTACACACGTATTATACCCGAACGTTTCGAAATGTAAACTTTTCGGCTCAGATGTAAGCCGCAGCAATCATTTCGTCGTCACTCACCATTCCGCGCTTCACCATTTCCTCAGCGAGGTCGAGCAGCTTAGCAGCTTCTTCTTCATTGCCTTCGAACAGCAGAGCCTTGCGCTTTGCCATAAGGTCGAAGTACTGGTTCTTTTTTTCTTTAGCCATCTTACTTTTTTATGCGAGGGTGCATTTGCATCTTAGCTTGCTCATGCTTACAGTAAATTAGATGCCATCATAGACATCAGCTATTAATCGCTGAGCTTCACTGTCCGTCATGCTGCCGAAATACTTGTCAATGTCTGCCATAGGGGTTCGAATGCCTGGGATCTTATCCGGATCCAACCCACGAGCCTTCAACTTAGCTTCCACGTTGTTAACATTTTGCATGTACCGTTTGACTGCGGGACCGTTACCGCGATACATCATGCTTGCTGCCTGAAAGTCACGAGCGTTCCATCCGCCGAGGGCTTCAATCAATGCGGCTTTTGGGCTAATTTGAGCCAAGCCAAAGTCAATCACGTTGAGTTTTTTATTGGCATCGTCGTAAAGCACGTTGCCCCCGTGCATATCATTGTGAGCGACTCCACGCATATGAATCGCTTTGCGAGCTTTTACCAGGTCGTCGGTTAGCTGATCTTTGTTATCTCGCCCCATAACCCGATACAACGGTTTCCCTTCCTTAAGCTCCATTGCGAGCTTACCGGGGCGCTCCCGAATGTGAGGGCCGAGCGAACCCCCTAAGCCTGAATCCATGCGCTGTGGCCCTTGCTTAGAGTCGTAGCGCACCCCATATAGGTTGGGCACGTTGCTAACATTTTGCAGCCTCTCGAGCGCGGCGGCTTCGTATTGACCAACCTTGCCATTTTTCATAGCAGCGGGTTGAGACAGGTTGTTATTCAAACGAACTTCACCCTGAGCACCCCCTCCGACGTCAACCCAGCCTGGCTTCCGATCTGCAGCTGAGAAGTCATACGGCTTTTTGGCTTCAAGGAAACTGTCCTTAGCTGCTTGCGCTGTTTGCTGCTTGGTCGGAGCGGGAGGTTCAGCCTGCGGGTTTGCTTTTCTGCGTTGCAGCTCGGCCTTTACTACTTCCGCTTTTACTTTTCCGAGTCGGGCTTCCCCGAGCCGATCTAAGCGTTCAAGCACCGCTGTTTTGTCATTCCGCACCTTATTGGCTAGATCGCGTCGCTGCACCTCTTCCCGGATTAAGTTCCTTTGGGCCGAAGCCAAATTCGGCTGACGAAGAACCTCAGCGAGCACTCGGTCATCTTGTTTCTTCAGGTTTGACCGCATCTTGTCGGTGTCAAGTTTTGGTTTGCCGGAAGCGGGTTTTGCTGTTGGCGCTTTGGCGGCAGGCTTAGCGCTTGCAGGCTTTGCCGCAGGCTTAGGCGCTGAACTATTCGAAAGAGCCCCCCTCCTGTTCAGTTCGTCTTTATATGCCTTCTCAACTGCGGGTTTCAGCTTGCCCTTATACCGATTGTAGAAATCTTGGAGTACTTCCGTTTTCTCGCCTTTCACTTGATTATTTAACCAATCGCGGTTAGGCGAAGCGGGCTTTGTGGATTTTGCGGGCTTTGCGGATTTAGGCGTTGATAGATTGCTGTATACTTTGTCAACAAGCTTCTGCGCTTCTGAGTCCGTTAGTTTGCCCAATTCTCGGTTTAGTTTTTCTGGCGAAGTACGGACTCCGGGCAACGCTTGGATCCCATAGTCCCTCCGTAGAATACTTCTCACTTCGTCGGCATTTTTTAGATACTGTTGAACGACTGGAGTTTTTTTGCCTTTAATTATTACATAACCCGCCAAATCTCCCCCATCTTGGGCCCCGAGTGCTTCCACTAGTGCCGCTTTCGGGCTAATCTGCCCTAAACCCATGTCGATAAGAGTTAGCTTACCTGTTTTTGGGTCATACATTACGTTGCCGCCGTGCATGTCATTGTGCGCGATTCCTCTCTTGTGAAGATCCCTACGTAGTAACATATATTTGTCAGCCAGCTCTGGGTAATTTTGTGAATTAAACACGCCCATGGGTTTACCGGCCCCAATTCCCAGTGCCAACTCACCCGGGCGTCCTTGTATATGGCCGCCTAATCCCCCCCTGACCGTTTCCGGTTTTACTCTTGAGTCGTAGCGAACTCCTAAAACTTCTGGGGCAATACCCGCTCCTTTTAGTTTTTCATAAATCGCAACCTCGTACTGACCGATTTCACCCTTCTTGATGGCGTTCGGAGTTGTAACGTTTCGGTGAATCACAACACCGTCATTTGCTTGGGCGCCCCCACGATGAAAGCTTCCGTCTGGCTTTGCCCGTTCCTTGGAAAAATCAAAGTCTTTGCCCGGATTCTGGAATGAGTCCTTCTCGGCTTGAGCTTTGGCCGTGGGCGCTTTGGCCGTGGGCGCTTTGGCCGTCGGCGCTTTGGTCGTCGGCGCTTTTGCTGCGGCAGGTTGCAGGCCACGCCTGGCCAACTCCTTGTCAAGTTCCCGGTTTTGCACTGAGTTCAGAGCAGTACGAAACTTGGCTACATTCTTCAGGTTAGCATCGTCGGCGATCTTAATCGCCTTACGGAATTGAGAATTTGAGGACTCCGATGCCAAGGTACTCTTGGAAGGTTTAGCCGTTGGCGCTTTGGCTGTTGGCGCTTTGGCTGTTGGCGCTTTGGTCGTCGGCGCTTTCGGAGCAGCAGCACGAGAGCTGGCTACCGAGGGTCCGCCAATGCCACTGTAAAGTTTGTTGACAAGAGATTGCGCCTGAGAATCGGTAATTTTACCAAGAGCGCCTTGAATCTTGGTACTGTTGGCTCGAATCTGCGGCATCCGATCCGTATCCACCCCCAGTCTTTTCAGCTCCGCTTCAACTTTCCGAATATTCTCCTGCAGCTTTTTAACTGTGGGCGTCTTCGCCCCACGCAAATCATACTTATCCGCTTGCCAATCCCGACCGTTGAAAACACCCAGTCCTTCAATCAATGCTGCTTTCGGGCTAATTTGGGCTAAGCCCATGTCGATAAGCATGGCTTTGCCGGTTTTCTTATCGTAGAAAACGTTGCCACCGTGCATATCGTTATGAGCCACACCTTGCCGGTGCAGATCTGCACGCACCCGCAGGTAGGCGTCAATCAGTTGTTTTCTTTCGGGAATATCCGCGTTATAAAGTTGCTTGCCCCAGGGTAATCCGGGGGCTCTCTCCAGGGCTAATTTACCTTGGAGTTCTTGCACATGGCCACCATAACCGGGTTTCACGGTTTTTGGCAGCTGCCCTCTACGATATTCCACTCCTCTAAGCTCAGGAGTGATTCCCAAGCCTCGCAATCTGTTAAAAACGGCTGCTTCATACTGCCCGATCTTACCTTCCTTAACAACCTCGCCACGATCTAGCAAACGAGCCTTACCAAAAGCACCTTGGCCGATAGTTGTTCCAGGTGCCCGCATAGCACTAGCAAAGTCAAAGTCGTTGTCTGCTTCAAAAAAGCTGTTCTCTTTGTTCTTCGGGCGTGCCTGAATTCCTCGCCTCTGAAGCTCCGCTTCAATCTTCTTCCTCTGTCCAGGGTTCAGGCTATTCTGCCGCTGCACCAACACTTCTTGCAGAACGCTCGGGCTCTGAGCCAACAACTTCTTATCAACACGAACTGGCTTATTGACATCGAGCCCAGGAGCTTTCTCGCTGCCAGCCAGCCTTTTCCTCATTTCCTTCTCAATGCGCAGCCGTTGCCGAGGCGTCCATTTGCCCACTGCTAGCATATTCTCAACTTCAAAGTCATCTTTATCTTTGAAGAAGTCTTTATTGCCAACTGGACCCATATCCCGAAGTGCGTTCCGCAGTTGGTTGCGAGCTGCCCGAATACGCAAACGAGCGATGACAACATCAGGGTTGTCACCTCCAGGTTCACCCCTGCCAGGGAGTTTCCCGAGACCGAAATTCAGAGCTTGGGCACCAAGCTTCGCCAGCTCATCGACCTCCTTCAGCTCGCGGATGCGAGGAGCTTCACGCTCCCCGGACACACCTGCCTGACGCGCCAGTTCTGAAGGCCGAGCTGGCTTTGCGGTGGGTTGTTTAGGTGCGGTCGTTTTGGGAGCCGCAGCCTTAGGGGTAGCAGCCTTCGCCCTACCGCGCAATTCACTCTCAATCGCTTTAATTCTTTCGGGCGCAAGCTGGCTCCTGTATTTGAGTAGACCCTGCAAGACATCCGTGGGCTGCTTCTTAAATTCAGCCTTTTCTCGCTCGATGTTGATTCGAGGTTTAGCTGTTGCGGGTTTTGCCGAAGGTTGCTTCTTAGGAGTGGGCCCTTTCGGGGGGACTTTTGCTGCGGGCTTCTCCTTGGTACCTGTCGGAACTGGAGCGGCTGTCGGTGCTCCCTTCGCTGTAACATCCTGCCAACCAAAATTCTTCTTAGTCTTACCAGGCTGTGACCCCGGTTCCCGATTCAGGATAAACCGGCGAGCTTGTGCCAAGGATTGACCCACCCACGGCAACTCCACGAGGCAGGTCATGTGTGCCGCAATGCACGCAGCTGAGCAATTTTTTCCTTTGATGCACCGTTTCCGGCGCCCACCAACGGCTGCTTGCTTTGCAGCTTTAATCCTACTTTCCCGTGGATATCTTTTCATGTTGCCTTAGTTTTGGTTATTTTCCGGAGATCTTTTTGATTGCCGCAGCTTGTCCGAGTTTCTGCAGGATGCCTTGGGCCTTCTTCAATTCTTCCGGAGTTAAATCGCGTCCTGTTTTCTTTCGGAAGGCAATCCTTAATTTTGCGAGTCGGCTGCTTCCTTCATCCTTCCTTCCTTCTGCCCGTTTATCTGAAATGGGCTTCCCTTCGCGGCAAGTTTCATTCGGGGAAACCCCATAGATTTCGCCACTACGCTTGATGCACCGAGCGAAGTCATATACAGGGCTTTCACCAAAGTCTACACCTTCGGCACATAGTTCGTTAAACTTTTCAAGTGCCTCCTCAGTGAAGTAGCTCATTGGTCATCAGATTCCGTTCTGCTTAGCTTTTACCCTCTTCCCGGTGTATCCAGTCCTTCAGTTGCACAACGTAATCCCTCAGGTGTTCCGCCTGCTCCAGATGCCAGATTTCCCCCGTTGATATGAACAACGAGACATGCTCATCGATCGCGTTGAGGCAATGCTTGATAACCGGATTCCATGGTTTGCGTAGTGGTGTATTCCACGTTCTTCTCTCGTTCTCTTGTTCTGCCACAGCTCATCAGACTCGGAATATGGCAATATCCGAATAAGAAAGGGTGCGGGAGAGGTGTCTCGAACTCACCCCTTTATCCCGCATTACTTCCTTTCGCTTAAGGTCAACACCGGCTTAACGGGCTGGGCCTCGCGGACACCAACTTGACCATGCACAAAGTTTTACCCTTCCTGGTACACACTTACGTACACTTTGTTAGCTTTCGTCAGAGGGAAAAGATTTTCCCGCAGATGCTTATTGTGCATGCGCACACAGCCATGAGTTGCATACAGCGGTTGCATCGGTTGCCATGCACCAGGCCAACCACAGGCGGAACCACCGCCGTGAATCATGATGCCGGCTCGGCCATACTTAGCTTCTTGATTCTCAAGCTCCTCTAAGTCGAAACTGTACCAGCCGTAAGCCATCAGAGTTCGATCGTAGTTAGGGGTTGATCCTACTCGATCATAGTCACGATACACCGCTCCAATCCGATAAAGACCGGGAGGTGTGTCTGTGTTGGTCAGCTTGAACTCGTGGTCGCTACCTTGGCCGCGAGCTAAGCAAGGCAACTCCCACAGGAGCGTACCGTCAAAGTTAAATGCCTTAATTGTTTCAGTAATGTCGTTAACAATCAAATGGTGGTCTCCTGGGCGAAAACCAAAGTCCTGGGGTTTTTTCTTGGGTCCAATCATTTTTGTAATAGTAAAAGAGGGAGCCGGAGCCCCCTCGAGAATCACTTCTTAAAGAAAGGAAGTTTGGTAATAAGGTCGTAAAGAGGTTGAAGCTTTTTGAGATTATCGTCGATATTCTTCATCAGTAGAATCAGCATATCGATTTTCTTCTCAAGACGTTCCACACGCTTAGTAATCGGTTCGAGGCCCTCTTCAAGTTCTTGCTTCAAATAAGCACCAGGGTCGCCCGACTCAACCAAGTCTCCAACCAGCTTTCCGATCTTCATGCTTCTTCCGAGACTTTTACTTCGACAATGCGAGCATCACGTTTAGGGATGCGAATGGTAAGCAGACCGTGCTTCAAGGAAGCCACGGTGTGATCTGCATCGATGCGTTGACCTAGCGTGAAAAATGCGTTTCCGCGAGGCGTTTCCACAGTCAGGCTACGACCTTCAATGCGTACTTTAACATCTTCAGGTGTCACTCCGGGCACTTCCACTTCGGCGACAGCGGCGTCATCTTCGGAAGCAATGCGGTAATTAAGCCCAGCGCGTGCGTTGCTCGTCTGTGCAAAGGGGGTCTGAGTGAGGTTTAGAATGTTGCTAAACTCATCAAACAGAGGGCTACGAACAAGGTTAGTCATGGTTCTCAGGACTCAAAAGAGTAAAGGGTGAGAGAGGCTTAGCCTCAACACCATTATACCCTTATTCTTCTCTGGTAACCTTAGCAGGTGCCTTTTTCACTGCGTCATGCACACTAACCTTGATGCTATGAGCCTCGGGCGGAGTAGGTAGAGGCACGGTCAGAGTCAGCATACCCCACAGAATATCAGCTTTGATCTTCGTGGTGTCAATCGTAGGGTTGACCGGAAGCGTTAGCTCACCACGCTCGCATTTCACGAACAGGGTGTTTTCTTCAAACTGAACCTCAACGGTAGAAGGGTCCACACCGGGAACCTCGATTTTGATTTCGGTTGTGCTGTCGGTAAGGGTTGAAGTGTGCGGGAGAGTAACAACCGGAGTTCCCTCGAACTGCGCGGATTTTGGTCGGGAGAGCAGGAGGCTCTTGTTTGCTACTTGTGACATGATGTTTGTGTGTTTACAGGGTTTTACCCGGAGGAGTCGTGGTTGCTGTGCGGCACTTCTTACGGGTTTCGGCTGCCTTCTTGGCTGCCTCCGACCGAGTAGCCGACGGAATGTTGTCTTGTCCTTGATTGGCTTGGGATCGATTTTGATCTGCTTGCCGCTGGGCAGCGGTTCGCGTTTTCTTCATCATTTGGCGTTTGGCTTTCTGTCCGCACTCGCCTTCCAGAGGGTTAACTTGTCCTTCTGTGTACAGCATGTGCTGAACTGAATTCAAAGCTTCCGCTGCGAAACCAGGAATGTTCACCCTAATGCCCTCATGCCAAAAACTTCTTTGCTGCTTCCACTCTGAGGATTACCGGGACCTTTAGGTAATGCGGGGCCAGATAGCATCTCGGCATCGTTGTTAACCTTTTGCTTTCCGAGGTCACCTTTGACCCCCGTTTTAGAAATAGGGAGTTGCCCTCTGCCAGGTTTTTTGCTAAGCCCTGTGTGATAGTTATCTGGATTTTCTGGGCCCGGACCTTTCCCTGTCTCAAATTGCTTCTTCCAGTCGGGTTCTTCGAAGGAAGAGGAGGAAGCCGAATGCTTACTGGACTTAACCAGTGACTCAGCGAACATTGTTGTCACTTCGTCAGCCACATCCGCAGGGAATCCAATACTCTGTAAAATCTCAGAGTACTTACTCTCACCGCAGGCACTCAACGCAATTGCGCGAGCTTGCTTAGGGTTGGTGACTACTTTGCCTCCCTTACCAGAGTGCAGCTCACCCCGGTGAAAACGGGACATTTCATCACCAACGCAGTCAGGACCTTTGCGAACTGGCATTTCAGGGCTTAGCAAATTTGCCCAGGACTTTTTTGCCGATGTTTACGACAAGCTGTAAGGTAGAGTTGGCTTTCAGCTTTTGGTTTGCGGCAATATACTGCTCAAAAGCAAGCCAAAGGGCAAGGATCCAGGTTCCGTTTGCTTCTAGAAAGGCAATTAACGCAGCTACAGACATGGTTTACTCCATTCACTATTCGGTTTTACCCTCCTCAAATTCCTGTATGTAATCTCTTAGCTGAGTTACTTGATGGGTGAGTTTTGTTAAGAGTGCTAGCGACTCTGAAAGAAAATCCTCCAGCTCTTCACGTGACAGCTCGCTAAGCCGACGTTTAATTGAAAGAGCGCGAAACTCTTTTTCCAGGGGTAGCGGATGCAGCTTAAAGTTTTTCTGTGAATCCATGGGCTACTGATTGCAGTTCATAAAACTTGTTGGCAGCCCACTCACGTTCTTCTTCGCTGACGTCGGCTCCGTCCACATACTGTAATAGCATTTTCATCTCCGCATCACTCAAACCTCGAATCTGACTGACGAGCTCGGGTGACAGTAAAGTAGCTTTGTGCTCCTCAAAGTTATACACAAATTCCGGAGTGACCCAGTCTTCCGGAGAGCTGTCATAGGAAACATGATAATTGTTTGCCGCCAATTCACAATGAAGAACTTTCGTTTCTTCGATGCCTAGGATTTCGGCAATTTCCCCGTAGGTTTTTCCTTCAGCCACCAGTTCTTGTATTTGATTCCGGTAAGTGGCCACCCAGCGCGGAGTGCGAACCATACGGGAGTAATCGCGAAGAGCGTGTTGAATGTAGCCCCGAGCAGTGTTCCAGGCGTACGTGCTGTACTTTACACCCATGTCAGGGCGATATCGGGTAGCAGCAACACATAAAGCAAAGTTTGCTATGGACTCTAGATCCTCACGGGTGAGAGAGCCCGTATGACCACCCGTTAGACACTTTGCCCCATGCGCAAGCCTGCCGGCTATCCACTTGTGCTCTTCTACGAGTGCTTGTTGTTCAGAGGACAAAGGAGGATACTTTTTGTAACGGCGACGCGTCATTTTAGGCTTCGCAAGCTTGGCATTCGGCATAGACTGGCTCGGTAGTTTGAGACTTAAGGTTGATGTAATCGGTGTAGCCACCTACGTGTTTCTTGTAGAGCCACATTTGCGGTACTGTTTTCCACTCAGGCTTCCAGTATCCTTTTTCTTCTGCCTCTGCCTTAGTAATTTCAGAGTATCGAATACCTTCACTAGAAAGTAGATCTTTGAGTTTCACACACCAGGGGCAATCTTCCTTGGTTACAATCAGGGCTGGGACAACCTTTTTGTTTGTAAGAAGGGAGGAAGACTTAAGATAGTACAGGGATTTAAGACCCATCTTCCACGCAGACAAATGCAGTCGCATAATGTAAGCAGGGTCGGACTCGGGGTCAACGAATAAGTTTAACGATTGACCCTGACAAATAAACTGTTGCCGGTCAGAAGCCTGCTTGATTAATTCAAACTGGTCAATTTCGCGAGCGGTCTTAAAAACTTCTTTCTCCGTCTCCGTTAGGCAAGTTAAATCTTGTACGCTTCCTTTAGCCTGAAGAATCTCTTCCCAAATTTCCGGCCCAATGTTACGCTCACAAAACAAGCGCTCTAGGACAGGGTTCTTACGGACGTAGGTACCTTTTGCCTGCTTAGCAACGAAATAGTTCGAATCAATCGGCTCGATTCCCTGACTAAACGCTCCACTGATAACACTATTAGTCCGAGTAGGAGCAACAGCAAGCAAATGAGTATGGCGCATGCCGGACCCCACGCACCATTCGGGTTCGCCAAACCTCTCGGCCAACTCTCGTGAGGCAATCTCGGATTGCTCTCGAATCCAACGATGTGTTTCGATGTTGAGCTCGCGAGCGCCTGAGGAACTAAAAGGTAATCCACGTTTCTGATAAAGAGTGTGCAGACCCATTGTACCGAGGCCTAGTGCCCGACTTTTTTCAGCAAAGCGGACGGATCGACCGAGTCCAACTTTGTCTTTTGCCTTACGAATGAATTCTGAAACGACCGCGTCAAGGAGATGAATCGCGAGTTGGGGGACTGTACGTCCGCTAACAGGAGATTTCCAACCACTAAAGTCGTCGTACCGACTAAGATTGAGGCTGCTAAGGACGCAGACGAACGAATGATGCTCATCGGTGTGCAGGAAGATTTCTGAACAGAGGTTTGAAGTCTTTACAGAGAGGCCACGCTCGGTGTAGCACTCAGGGTTCTGGCGGTTGGCGTTGTCGATGAAGACCAGGTATGGGGACCCAGAGATCATTCGAGTCTTGAGGACCTCACCGAACAACTCTTGCTTGTGAGTGTCGCCAGCAATCATCGACTCAACCCACTCGTCGCTGATAGTTAAGGCTATGTTGCTGTCAATTAGCTGCCTGGGGTCGCCCTTAGCGTGGTCTTTTGCGCGAAGAAGCTCCGGGACATCTGGATGTGAAATAGGAAGATACATCGCAAATGATCCGCGACGGACACCGCCTTGGGAGACAACGGAAGCACACAAATCATATTGACGAGCCCACGGGACCACTCCCGTTGATTGTCCTCCTCCGGAAATGGGAGAGCCGGCAGGGCGAACGTCTCCCAAGTAAACGCCGACGCCTCCTCCATTTTTACTAAGGGCGGCCACTTCCTTGAGGTGTGAGTACACCGAACTAACTGAGTCACTTAGGTGAACAGAGTAACAGCTGACGGGCAAACCTCTATTCGTGCCGAAGTTAGAGGCCACAGGACTGGCCGGCCCGATAAAACCGTTCCACAGGCAATAAAAAAGATCTTCCTCGAGGGAGGGATCTTGGTTGATTTTCGCGGCAGTGGTTGCTAGCCGCATCATCATATCTTGTGGGGTTTCTCCGGAAAGAAGGTACCCCTTAGACAATGTATGGAGGGCTTCTTCGGACATCCATTCAGGGTGAGTTTCAATAATCATTTGAGCACTAGATTTAAGGTTTTCAAATTAACGCCCATGTAATCTTGAACTGGCTTAGCAATGTAAGAGTCACCTGATTTAGCCTGGGCAAAAAAGTCTGTGCTGGTGGCACCGGCAGCTATGGCGTCAAACCACTGCTTGATGCTATCAGCGCTCTCTCGATCATACTTGTATTCCTTCTGAATACCCAAGGCTGACAATCGGTTATTAGCCCTATGAAGAATGAAATTGCGAAGATCTATGGGGTTGATCGTGTCTAATTGACGACCACCGAAAATCTTATCGATAAATGCAAACTCGTTTTCAATAATAGCGTCAAAACCTTGGCCGATGTCTTGAGCCTCTTCGATAGTTAAAGGATCTTCTTTTACAAGTTCCCGGAACAGTCGGATTCCTGTGTCACTGTGAGATTGCTCGTCTTGGATGCTCCACGAAATAATTTGCGAAAGACCGCGATATTTTCCAGTAAGGTTAAGAGATAGAAGAACGGAGAAACTACTAAAGAGAGAAACACCCTCCCCAGCACCGCTAAACACAGCCAAGCTGCTTTTAACTCCTCGATTTTCAAGGAAATAGCCGATCTTTTGTTGGGCGACGGGGTCGCCGAGGAATGCTTCGAATTCATTGAGTCCTAAGGTATCAGACAGCAGGTTATACGCATGAGCGTGCACCACTTCCGAAAAAGAGAACGCCCTGGCAACGGCAGCAATCTCATGCTTAGGGAACCACTCGGGGATTTGCGACCAGTAATCTCCAATATGTGTTTCCAGAATGGTGAACCCCTTTAGAATACCCCCGACAATTTCTCTCTCGTCTTGGGAAGCATTTTGCCAATCGCGAATGTCACTTTCAAAAGAAACTTCCTCTGGGCGCCAAACCGACGCTAATGCCTTTTGATACTGTTCGAAAAAGTAAGGGTGCTCAAACCCTTGTTCTGTTTTGTAAGCTTCGCGATAATCACGAATTCCCATTGACTTCGTCCTCTAAGAAATACCAGTTGAATCCGCCTGCCGTTGTGTGATGTCCGTTACAACAGCGAGAAATTGAGGTTCGGGGTATACCTAAAACCTTGGAGGCCTCGCCTGCTGAAGCGTACACAACTCCTGTCTGTTCACAGACTACTCGCTTCCGTAGTTTAGCGGCACTTTTCTTACCGTTTTGGGCCCCATACTTTTGGCCCAGCGATCTACCTTTTTGTTTGGCGGCGTCTGGATGTCTTTGCTGGGTTGTTTTACCGCCTCTCCTAGTGCCCTCTAAGAGTCTAGTGAGAGACTCTTCGGATAATAGGGAAGGATCGCAACCGCCTTCTCCCCCGGGAGTGAAGTTAAACAAAAAGCCCCCAGATGTGACACTACCGTAACATGCGATTAAATGACGCTCGATGTTTTCGCAAGAGTTTCTGGACCCAGTAAATACCGTGTCTACACGAAACATTTCTAAACTCTCCGCTTTTCTGCGGCGTCCTTCTGCTTGTTTGTTATGTCGCCGGCACGTCGATCGTTTTTTAGACCCAATGCCAACGTAAAACGGTACATTGTTGTCTAGCCAGAGATAGACGTTACATTGCTGCGGCTCGCTCATTTTGACGTTTCATACGTTTGGCTTCTCGCTCAGCGAGATATTGGTTACGCACTGGTTCGTGCTTTGCTTCGTCCCACCAGCCCGGTTTTTCGCTGTAGTTCCAGACTGCGTAGCCCTTGTAACCGTTGATGTAGTTGCGGTAGGCAGTTACCGGGTCTCCAGGAATCTTGAACTCGTCAGGCATTGCTTGGACAAACTCTGTGTGGTCTACCCAGTTAACATCCGGGTAGTGCCAGTGAATAAGATCCGCAAGTTGCTCGAGTGCATACCAGACGCCATGCTGTTTGTTATATCTGCGAGTGTATTCCTCTGACATTGCGTAAGCATGGTGATACAGCCAGGAGACATTTGCGGGACTTTCGTAGAGCCATTTTGCACAAGGATGGTGAGCGAATCCTTTGGTGCCGTAAGTGTTCCCGTCGGGTTTCCGGATGTAAACGCCATGCGTGTTGAAAGCCCACGGAGTCAGCAGCTGAACGCTTTCCGTAGGCATTTTGACGACGAGTTTGTCAGGTAGATCGCAGGCGGCGATGCGGGGATCGTTGTTTACAGCGAAGATGTTCACGGTGGTTTGGAACAGGTGAATTGAGTATAGGTGCGAAAAGGAGGAGTAAACCCTTAGGTCACCCCTCCATGCGTGCATAGTTTTCCATGCGAGTGCGTTCTCGCTGGGCCATTTCCAGGTAACCCTGTTGGAGCTTTTGCAGCTCTTCAAGTTGTTTCTTCTCCTGACGCTTGGCCATCGTACCGATTATCCAGAACAGTCCGATGTTGCCAAGGAGGGTTCCGACTGCCGAAGCTATTGTAAGACTTAAAATCAGGGACATAACGACCGAGAGAGATGTTGTTAACCATGCGGATATCCGAGTTGGGGAACGTCCAGCACTCCCCCGTGTCATTCAAAAAGACCACCCACAAGAGGTCATGTTCCTGTGAGTAGTCTATCATAAGGTGGGCCCAACCTCGCCCTTTTGGCGTTTCAAGGGGAAGAGGAGGATCCAACTGCTGGATCATTTACCTTGGCCGCGATAGCGTTTTTGCCGTGCCCGCGTGGGAGTGGCTGCCAAGTTGGTGTTACGGGAGCGTCCTTGTGCGGATTTTTTAGGCTTGCTCTCGATCACCACTTTGTTCGTCAGGCTGGACTTCAGCTTTGCCATTTTGGTCTAGGATAAAGTTTGCGTGATTGGTGAGAACTTCTAGAAAGGCTTTCTCAAAGAAAGCATGATGCTCTTCGTCTTGAGACCAGTAGTTGAGCCACTCAGCAAGTTCTGTGTCGTCGGGGGCTGACAGTTGCCAACCCGTGTCAATGTCCGTTACCGTGAGATCTTCAAAGGCCTCAGGCGACGGCCACCACATTGTTAGTGACATACTTCAGTACCTCTTCGGGAGTGGTTTTGACGTAGGGGTCTTCCTCGGCATCGTTGCGACGACCGGGCTCTTCAACCATCCATTCGATCTCACCGTCATCAACCACAGCGGCATAACGCCAGCTACGGAAGCCAAAACCAAGGTTCAACTTGGTAACTTCCATACCCATCAGACGGGTAAACTCGCCATTGCCATCAGGAATCATTTTCACATTCTGAATATTTTGATCCTTGGCCCAGGCATTCATTACGAAGCCATCGTTGACCGAGATGCAGTAGATTTCATCGATGCCTTGGGCTTTGAACTTGGCATAGTCAAGCTCGAAACCAGGCAGCTGGAAAGTAGAGCAGGTCGGAGTGAAGGCACCGGGCAGCGAGAAAATAACGACTCGCTTGCCCCGGAAGAGGTCCTCAGAAGTTACATCCACGAACTCGCCATCACGGCGAAACTTGAAAGTGACGTTAGGAACTTGACGCATTGTTAGTGTTATTGTCGGTTGTCGTAGGTTAGGACCCAGTAGATAATATAGGCGGTGGCCAGCAGCAGTAAAGCTATCAGGAGCGTTATGCTATGGACGGGTTCGGTCACCAGATACCTGGGATGACCTGACCGGTAAGTGCATAGGCACCCATAGCAGCAACGATGCCCAGCATCGCAGCCCAACCGTTAATCCGTTCTGCTTTTTCGTTAAACATTGTTCTAGATCAAAGATTTTCTTCTTGGTCGGTGAGAATTACACAGTCGCTGGTAGGGTAGGCCACGCAAGTGAGCACCCACCCTTCGGCAATCTGGTCATCGTCAAGGAACGACTGCTCCTCGTTATCTACCGTGCCACTGATAAGCTTTCCAGCGCAAGCAGAGCAAGCACCAGCACGGCAACTGGAAGGTAGGTCAACGCCAGCTTCCTCAGCAGCTTCAAGAATATACTGGTCTCCGTTGCATTGGATGACGGTTTCAGTGCCATCGGGCTTTTGAAGAGTAATCGAGTAAGACATCAGTAGGTGTCAGCGAGTTTGTTAACTGAGTGTGCGAGAAGCACAAAAAATGTTACTGAGGTTGCGGTCCAGAAAAGTTCAGTCATCGTCTTCAGAAGATCCCGAAGAAGAGCTTGCCAGTGAGAGCGTAAGAAACAGCGCCAGCAATAATGCCGCACATCGCAAGTCTCCCATTCAATTTCTCCGCAACCTCGTTATGGGGCACGCCCCAGGGGTGGTCGGCGTAGGTCATCGTGGGCTCCTTGGCCCACATGTTTTGTTGTCCGCGATCGTTAGTGGTTACGGTCATTACTATAGCCGATTGACGGCTCAGTATAGTAAATGTAAAGTTTTGTAAACTACTTTTCTTCTTTTTTCTTTTTGGCTTTTTGAGCTTTGCGTTGCTCAAGCCATTTCCGGAAAAAGATCAACTCGGCCCAGCTCCACCTCTCTGGGTGCTTCAGGGCATCTTTGACAAGTTTCTTCGTCTTCATCGAGAAACCTCCTGCATGTTTACTTCAATCGGCTTGAAGTGCTCAATGAGAACATCCATGCCCTTTCGAGTGTTCATTGAACCGCAAGTATACACATCAATCGCACAGCATCCGTTCTCGGGGAATGTGTGGATCGAAATGTGTGACTCCGCTAGTGCATACACAACAGTGACACCCTGAGGATGGAACTTATGAGAGAACCGATTGAGAACGGTTGCTCCGCAGGCCTCAACTGCTTGCTCGAAGGCGGTACGTATACCGTCGAGATCATCCAGCAAATTGAATGAGATGCCATAAAGGCTAACAAGAATGTGGTGTCCCAATTTGCATAAGTTCTCCATTTATTCAGGTGTGTCTTCAAGACACTCTTTGATTTTCTCCCGCAGCTCCACGATAGTGGCAACTCCTACGTGGTGACCTTTGTACTGTCCTTGTGTTGTCAGAACAACATACACGGGAAGATCAATAGTGTAGTCCGGGTTGAGGGCGTGTCGCTCGAGAACTTGATAGATCCGGAGCTTGGTGAGATTGTTCTCGTGGTTGATGATGTTATCAAGAGGAACTTCTTGATAGCCAATCTCGTCGAACCCTTCGAAGACCGCTCGATCGTGCTTGCTCATGTGCTTGCAGATGTCGCAGTCTTTGTCAAAAACTTTGACGGCAATGTACTTTTTACCCGTTGCTGTGTCAGTCATTGGATCCTCTTCCTACACGGTGACCGAGGGAGTAGAATAGCATGCACAGTGCCATGACAGAGAGGATACTCACTTGATCAATGCCTCCAACTCAGGGTGCTTCTCCCGCACAATTTTGCTGAAACGAGCGATATGCGAATTAACTGCTTGCTTGCTCATACCATGCTTCTTAGCCACGTCGCCTTGACGTAGAGGCTCTTTACCCAGCAAACCGTATCGGTCACAAACAATTTGAGCTCGTTTCGATTCAAGAGAACCGCAACCGGCAATAATAAGGTCTTGCACAAATCGTGCCTTGAACTCATCTTTGATCTCGTACTGGCAGGGATCTTCCAGGTTGTGACCCCAATCACTTTGCTCGAGGGACAGAGGATATTTAGGGCGTCGGTTTTCTTTTCGAGCGACCCCTTGAACTGCCCCGCGCACATTTGGGTAAATCCAAGTCATCGGTTGAACATCTCGAGAGAGGTCAAAAGTTTGTATGGCCTTAACAACTCCGAGCAGCCCTTCTTGAACCAGGTCTTCCTTGCTGTGTGAAGGAGACATCCACGCATACTTTGCAACGATTTTGTGAACAAGTGGTGTGTATTGCTCTACCACCGCAGTTATCGCAGTGGCGTCACCCTTGACGGCAGCGTAAAAGAGATCGTTTTGAGGCATGGTTCTTGATTGAACTACAGTCACTATAGCGGGGGTTCGCCGAAAGAAAAAGGGCGGCTAACCGCCCTACAGGTCAAATTTGGAAAGAGCGGCTTCGGCCATTGCCATACGTTCTTCCCATCCTACTCCCCCTTCTTGACCTTTGCACGGATTCACGCATCGCTCAGCCTTCTCGGGAGCAAGTCTGCGACAGACAAGGGCGTTAAGGTCGATGTCTTTCCCTGGTTTCCCTGTTCCCCAGTACAGCTGGGATCCAATCCAGTGTGCGCCACAGACGGGGCAGTTTCGGTTTTCCACAAGTCGATCTCCGAATAATAGAGAAGTTTCACGCCAGACTGATATAACATTTCATTAGCCAGCTTGAAACTCGCCCTCCACCGTTCTGGGGCTTTAGCTGGATCTGGACAAATAACCTTGGACACCCCTGCCTGAATCAATGCAGCAGCGCATTGGCTGCAAGGGGGGAAGGTCACGTAAGCGGTGCAGGACTGTGTTTTAGCACCGTTTTTGGCAGCGTTTAGGATGGCGTTGGCTTCTGCATGAACTGTGACCGCTAGTTTGTAGTCACGATCCTCGTAGAGGTCAAGCGAATCAGAAAGGGTACTGGGGAAACCATTGTACCCTGAAGCAATCATGCGACGGTCAGTAACAAGAACGCAACCAACTTTCGTTCCTGGGTCTTTACTCCAGAGACGAACCTCTTCCGCTATGCGTAGAAACCTACGATCCCAGAGAGACAGGAATTTGTTCTCCGAGGTATTCCAGGTACTCATTGAGTGCATTTGCGAACTCTTGGTAGATTGCTTTTCCAGTCTTGAAGGTTTGCTGGTGATGGTCTGAAGTGTGAACAAAGCCATCCCAACACGCCTCTAGCTCGGCAAGGCCGTACTCCACTTGCAGATAACTGGCTGCCACACCAAGATCTGACAGGTTGCGGGAAGCTCGGCGCATTTGCTCGAAAGTGACTTCGGATGCAATCATCGGTCATCTCCAGAGCCGGACAGCACACCACGCGCTTGACGCGAAGCAAGTTTGTCAATGTTCATCTGCATTACTTCTTCAAGTGAGAAGTCCAACTCCCATGCCAACACAGCGACGTACCAACACACGTCGCTCAACTCTTTGGCGACGGCTTCCCTGACAGGGTCAGTAAGGACCCCCTCGTGGTCTCGAATCACTTTCTTCAGTTTGTCGGCCACCTCCCCAGCCTCACCTACGAGTCCGAGCGCCGGATAAACAAAATTGTTCGAGGCGTTTGGGTAGATAGCTGTTTGGAGGGCGGCAGTTTGATAGTCGTTTGCGAGCATCAGTGGTAGGAAGTTGACCGCTTTAGTATAGGCCCTGAAGGTTGAGTTGTAAACCTAAAAGCCGATGTCCACCTCACGAGCACCTCCTTTTTCTACAAGGTCGTCCCAGTCCATGGAAACCGAGCCGATGATGAAGCGGATGCTCGTAGGAACCTTACCCGCAAAGCTCGACACGTTGCGCAACAAGTGCTGGAAAAAGGTAACCTCGGTTACAAATTCTTCTACGATCAGTGTGGGTATGAAAACCATTGCGGACATTTCGTGGCCTTCTGCCAAGAAGTATACGGTGTTTGGTTCACGGCCCCGAATGAATGAAATTGGGAAAACAATTTCTTCAGTTTCACGGCGCGTTTCAACCAGTAGCGCGTTCCAGTCGTTGGCATCTTGTGCGAAGAGGTTATGTATATCCTTTTCGATGCTCTCGAGAGGGACGTTATAATCGTAGTTCTCGGTGGCCGACGCCAAGATGTTAACGCCTGTTAAGTAGACGCCGTAAAGGTCGCTGCGGCCTTTTTTAGTTACCAGGCTCGTAAGGAAGGTTGCAGGGTCAGTGATTTTGGGTGCCATCTGAGTGTTTGGTTTGGGAGGCTTGTGGTAGGTCTTCGCGAACGAGGTAACCGCCGTTCTCCACGATTTTTGTCTGATCGTGGGGCATTACCTCTCTTGTATTATTCTGTACGCGGTTCATTCGAACTTTCCCTTGCTCATCGAACATGGGATGAGTCTTAAGTAGATCCATCACGTTTCTCTTTGACTCAATACTGAAAGAACCGAAATATCTCTGTGTGGCGTCGTCGGTTTCGGTGCCCCCCGTGTTTAGGGGGCCCTCAATGTACTCAGGTGCGGTGTTATCCCGCATTGGCTCTTCGCCATCCTTTGGCTGATCTGAGTCTTTTCGAGACTTAACTTTACGACTGCCATATTTATTCTTAAGGTCAAACTCCCCCGCAGCGTTACTATAAGGTTGAGTCGGTGCCCCTGCCGAGTTAATCGGCGTGGCCGCATCTTGTACACCGCTAAAGAGATCTTCCATATCAAGTCAGAGGCAGCCGTAAGCTGGGTACAAACGCATTCTCACCTACGCGACGGATCCCCACCACATATTTCGTAGTAAAGTATTCACCAGGCTGAGGAACAATGTATCCGTATTTTGTTACCTGCCACAGAGGCACAAGGTAAAAGGAATGTTCCAGATCTTCACAGCCTTTGGCATAAAGCTTTAGGAGAAGACGAGGGGTGTAAAGTTGGCAGAAGCACTCAATCTCTTGAACAGTTCCGATCTTGTCGTATAAACCTGCGGGATCGTCAATGCAGGTGAATCCTTCAGATTCAAGCTGTTCTTTGAGACGTGCCTGCTTACTGCACTCGTAAGAGAGAGCGTCCACAGTGTCGTCGGGGGTAGTAGTCGGCACTTATTTTTTACCCCCATTGCTGAGTCGAGTGTAAAGCTCTTCCCGGGCTTCTGCTCGAAACTTTTCAGCCTTGTCAGGAGAGTAGTGTTTATTTCCGAGCCACTTATCGTAACAAGTTTTGCTCACGTTAGTTAACCTTTCTTTATCCGTTTCTTCCAGACTTTCCAGTAACTCTTCTCCTTCGGCGGCCAGCTCCTCACTAACATGCCTCATAAGTTCCCAGTTCTCAATAACATAATTTGCTGAGCCCCCAATTTTGAAGCCATCTCGCATCACTAATTTTTCCATGATGTCCTTGATAGCTTCGGACGTAGTGTTATGTCCCGAGTTTCTCCCAAACTGCTCATAGTGTGAAACAGCTTTTTTGACCGATTCCCAACGAATCTCACGAAAGCCCTGGTAATAGTGGGTTGAGGGTCGGCCAGCCGCTTCCCATTTCCGCTTCATCTTGGTCATCAAGTGTAGGCCCGACGGATCGACTCCAAGGAAGTAGAAGTGATCGAGACATTCTTGAAGCATCTCCGGCGTGAGCTCAGGGACTTCCGAACCCCCTGTGCGCAGCATCCACGCGAATGCCATACCATTGACGAGTGCCTGTGTAACATCCGCCTTGAAGCGAATCCTCTGCCGAGTCGTCCAGTACCGGACCTCGACCTGGAGGCGATTAATTGATGGGTCACGAGTGTCATTGATGACAGCCCAGAATCGGTCCGTCGCCAATCGCAAGCACCAAAGATAAATCGCCTCTTGACTGACCCCGAGTTTGTTCGCAAGGTACGGGATATGTGCCCGTGGGCGGAGATCCGGCGAACCCTCCGATACGGTTCCCTCCAGAGTCTCTCGATTTTTTGCCACTTCGTACTCGCGGTAGGTCGATATGATTTTGATTCGATCGATAATGCCCGGATCAAGATCGTATGCGAATTTACTATTCCAGTCGTTGCTGTTAACCAGGATAGTACATTTCGGCCAAATCTGCTCAGCATTTTGAAACTTCTCCTCGCATTGGAACAGTCCGTTAGTAATTAGAATTTTGGTTTCTTCGGCTGCAAGAAACTTCTTCAGAGAAACCAGGGAAGTATCGTCTTTGTATGCGATATCACTCAGAGCTGCGGCTTTTAGTCCGAATCGGTCTTCAGTGGACTTAAATGTGTGAGTGACGAAGCCGCACCGTTGGAGAGCGGCGGTGAGCCCATTGAAGAGCGTGGACTTTCCAAGTCCAGCGTCTTTTCCGACGATGACCCCAGCCATTCGGGCAGTATGGTCCACTGGAGATGTTCGGCCGGGGGGCAAGTGGTTCGCTCTGCCAACACCAACCCTTCCCAGGATAAGACGAAGCATTTCTTGTTCGGCTTCGGGAAAAATCGTGAAAACATCGCTAAACTCAACCGCACGCAACCTTGGGTCAAACCAATCCCTGTCAGGAACCCATACACGCGGGTTGAGAACAACTTCGCCACCCCACTTACCAGCCGGATCAAAGGTGTGCCCATAGTCAAGGGTTTGGTGGATGGTCTTGTTCTGATTCACTCGCTGCATTTTGAGCAGGCGTTCGGTGAACGAGGATAAGTCACTGTCGCCAGCCTTTGGCCGAAACAATGGTGACCAAAACTCCCGGACAGATTCTTCGCACAGGTCGGGATGAAACGCTGCCTCGATAAGCTCAAAATCTCGCTCAGAGGAGATATCCTGTAGAGGCATGAACGCATGAGGATACCGAATGCCGTCTACTTGAGGGGGGATACCCGGTTTCAAAATTCGGTGATTTACATGGTCCCCGGTGTCATCGAGTTCAACCGTGAACCCGCGTGATTTCAATAGGGAGATACCCGCGTTGTAAAGTTCGCTGACTCGTACAGGGGCTTTCTTCTCTTCTTCTTTCTTTCTAGAAGACCCAAAAGACTTGGCTTTCTTTCGGTCGTTGACTTTTTCTAGGATTTCTACTTCTTGTTTAGTGGTGCCGATGTTACCAGAATAAGGGTCTGACAACTTTTTTCTCCTGTTGTTTATAGGGGTTGTTTTTTGCCAACGCAATCGTTGGATTTTGCGTTTAGGTGACGAGTTACGTTGCCCGCGTTACCAATATAGCCACAGCAAGGGCATCTAAACTGCGTGTTAAGGTCGAATTGGTTCACAAATGGTGTTCCGTATTTCTCAATGCGAGTTTGAACGCCTTTCTTCCCATTTGCTACACGAACTTCTCTGGGCTGATTTTTAGCGCCGATAGGGCCTCCCTTTTTCCCTGCTTTGGATTTTTGTTCAAAGGTGGATACATCCCCCCCAAAGCCTTTTATGTTTAGGGCTTCTGAGGAGGCTTTTTGCAACACTTTGCTTCTAAGATCATCCTCCAGGAAAGGCCATCCCGAATGCCGGAAGTCAAACCAAGGGCCTCCTCTCAAGAAGTCTTCTGCGTGTATTCGTGCATGCTCAATGAAATCTAAGACTACTAAGTTCTCAGGGTTTTCAGTTCCCCCTCGCGATTTCGGGACAATGTGATGAACGTGGTTCACTGTGTAACTTCTGCGGTGAGCGGAGCAAAAAGGCCCGGGGGTAAACCCGAGCCCCATGTGCCAACTACTTAATTATGAACTTCAGAAATCCAGAGAGAACGAATCAGGATCCTCAGCGAACGTCGCGCATTTGAGCACGCACTTTGCGGTCGGGAAGCCGTTGTATTCACCCAGTTCGAGCACTCGCAGAGTGGCCGGATTCTCCCGGTCAATCACAGGCTCAGCAGCCAGGGTTTTCTTCAGGGAATTATTAGGCTTGACAATCACCCAATCCTGAATCTCCATTTCTACATCCGCCCATTCACCGTCGACCTGAGTGCGCACAGGAGCGGAAAATGGCTCGTCAACTTTGACTTGAAGGTAGTATTCGGTTCCGTATTGACCGCCTTCGCGAGTACGGTAGGTTGTCACTTGGTAATCGCCAACAGGCAGATGAGCCACTTTGACGAATTGACCTTGCATCCGTTCGCCGGAGCCAGAGTTTTCACCTCGCTTCGAAAGATCGGAGGCCACTTGCACTTTTTCGGCAATGGCTTCAGGGTTTTCGTCGAGAAGCAAGTCGAGAAGGTCTGCAGAAACCTTATCTTCGTAATCTGCCGACCGAACAGGAATCGGGAGAGTGTAAAGGGTTCCGTCAGCATTCAGTGAAACAGAAAGCACGGCTTCGGTGAACTTACCGATTGGCTCTTCCTTGAATGCGAACTTCAGACCTTTAGGGGCACCGGCAACAGTGATCTTGCCAGGGCTAATCACGAGAGGAATATCCTCATCTCCCCAACGAATCACCAGCCCTTTGTCTTCGGTTGAGAAGACGGTAGGGGAGTAAAGACGCTTGAAGACACCGTTGGCGTCAGCTCGGACGCAGAAGGTGGAGGATTCACCGGAGAATTCATTGCCGGTGAGAGCGTTGTAGATAACGCTCAGACCCTTTTGGTAGCTTTCGGGCAGAGCACGATTGGGGATGTCTGTGAAAGCACGGGTGTATGTTTTTGATTCCAACCGAGCGCGATTGCGATCATCAAGCGCGGGAGAAATCTTGAAAGTTGTAGCAGTAGCCATGAGTCAATTTAGCTTTGGAAAGTTGAGCGCGACTCCCCGGTCTATTCCGGGGCACTCAACGCAATGATTATACCCGGTTGGCGCCAAAGTAAACTCAAACGGTTCCCTCAGTGAGAAGTGACCAAGCATATTTATCCCAGTTTTCCAATGTCGCGTTCGGCCCGACAAGACCCTGGTCCTTTGCAAACGTTGTGAAAGTTTCTGCAGCCTTTTTGTTCATAGGGGTACCTAAACCTAACACGCGAGTGGCCCGGATGCTGACGTCCACTTGGCCTCCTTTCTGAGCGTACCCAACTGATTGAACAATCCAGTCCTCAATAAAGTTACCTGTCAAGGATGGCACATAAAGGATATCATACGGTTTGATGCCAACAAGAAGAGGACACATAAGGCTGTCCATGCTAAGCTCTGAGCTTTTTTCGTCGTTGAGGGCATTTTGACGGGCCGGTGCTAAGGGGTTATCCTTATTCTGAATCCCCAGACTACTACGGTTATTCGCAGTCCCAAGGGGTGAGGAAGTGCGCTGGGCTGCGGGATCACTTTCCGAAACTTGCGGTGAAGTTGCAGGAGATTGCGAAGTGAAACGCCCTGTGCGCGAATCCCGTGCTCTTACCTGGTTCCCAGGAGTTTTCTCATTGTCTTGCTGCGGAGGTTTCCAGTTTGAGGTTCGGGATATGGAATCGATAATGGAAGGCCCAAGAATGTAGCCGTAACGCTTGGTTACGTCTGGCAGTTGACCGTAGGGGATTTCTGTGGCACCGTTCAAGACAACCTCTTGAGGGCTATCCGGTTTTTCTTGGTAGCTGAAAGGAGGCATAACAACAACGGAAGCTTGTCCGATGTTGATTCCCATCATGGAGTCCCCAGTTTGCTTCGCGATATTGGCGATGTTATTTCCGAACGTCCAGTCGTTACCATAGGCACTCGACAGCTTGGCTCGCTTCGCGTACTGCAATGAAAACT